AAATAGGTCATATCTGGGTTTCCAGATAGGAGCACATTTTGTGAGCCGTAGGCTACAAGACTAAATAAACCTCCGCCGGGCATCTCCTCTGCTACTTCTTTCACTTTATATAAAGGGTTTTATGTAGGCTATGCGTCCTTGTGTAGGCTATGCGTCCTTGTGTAGGCTATGCGTACTTATGCCCTTATGCCCTTATGCCCTTATGCCCGAGATGTCCACCAGCTGTCAATGAGATACGGGGGCTTATCCATAGAGCCCTCTTCAAACTTGGAGCTGGGGCCGAGGCTGAGGGATTGCTGTATCTGGGAATAACTAATCGCGTAAGAATAATAAAATAGATTGCTTATATACCCCGAGAATTTGCCACGGATATTGAAATTCTCGCCCGCGGGAATGCCACGTTTCGTCTGAGCGGTTGCGTCAAATTCGGTGGCCGCCGTTGTTGCAGAAGGGAATAAGACGAGGGGTTGATAGTTCTGATAGGGTAGTGTGCCGTTGAATGTTTTCTTTGTGGCGAGATTTCCGTTCACATATACCTCCATCGTGTTATTGCGGAGGACTAGAGCGAGATGCACCCACTTATTAAAGGGGATACGCTTCACATCAATCGTATTGAACCACGTGTCATATGTATTCATCACGACACGGAGAGTGGGGCCGCCATTATCGGACTTTGTGCTGACAAAAACACCGGGGCCGCATAGAGGGAAGGGGCCAGATTCATATCCCTTGTAAAACACCGTTCTCCACCCAGCCGTATTGTCGTCGTTCTCGTCGGAAATATAGAGGAACGTCGTATAGGAAAATTCAATGCCGGTAAGTTGATTCTCGGATAAGGCGAGAGTCTTGCTTCTTGCGTTGGCCGGGTCTTGTTTTACGATAATTGTCTTCGCGGAAGAGCCGGTATAAGGATATACGTCAATCCTCGCTGCGCTGAAGCTTAGGTAAGCACGCCACATTTGCTCAACCACTAAAAAAATAAAGAAGATAGCCGCCGTGATTGCTAGCCCGATGACTATCTGAGGAAATATCTCTGTACTCGCACTATCCATTCTATCATTAAATATAGAAGTTATCACGCGGGAGTCATAGCTCCAGTTGTTTGGAAAGATACATTTACGCTAAAGAGATTCCCGAAGAAATCCTTCACGTTGAAGCCACCACCAGGTCCCGCCTGGTAATTCGCCCAGACTTGGTCGGGGCTCAGCGCGTAATTATAGAACTGGCCGTTGGAGAAAAAGCCCTTGAGATTTCCTCCGTTATTGAACCCAAAGGTGGCAGTTCCTTTGCCGCCCGAGTTTCCTAGGGAGAAATAGCCCTTGTATACACAAGAGCGGGAGAGCTTTCCGTCAATATACACATCAAGCGTCCTGCCATTGCCGACCACTGTAATCAGGCTCCAGCGCTGGTATTCAATGCCGTTGGCGATGTCGCACTTGTCGTTTTGTGTATATGTGGCACCAGAGTTATAGGATGAAACGAGGGTTCGGAAGCCATACGAGCTGGTGCTGGGACTCGCAACTCCGTTGTTGATCTGCGGGTCTGCAGGGTCAGAGCTATTCTGGCGGATAACCAAGCTTCCATTGGACGGATTTAATCCGACGAACAGCAGAGTCTTCTTTCTGCTGGTAGGTGTGGCGTTGTAGGCGTCGTCTGAGATATCTAAGAGATGCGCAAGAGGAGGGGAGCCACCTGAAATGGGGAAACCTTTGGTGTCGCTCACATATACCCAAAAGCTCGCGCTATATTCACCGCCGTCGAGCACCCCCGTAAGATTTGTCTGTTTCACTGTCTGGGTTGAGGGGTCAGCCTGTGTTGTGGGAATCGTGCCGTCCAAAATAGACACAGATGCCTTTGCGTAGGAAGATCCGTATAAGAAATTATACAGATAATACAGGCCTACGACAATTGCGATGAATATTAAGATGCCAACGACAAGCTTTACGGGAGCACTGCGAGAATTTCTCGCCGAGGAATTATTAGACCCTTCCATTCTGTTATAGATTGGTAAAGTTATAGGGAGGCAAACATGTGGTCGTTAGCAAACTTACTGAACGTTCGTTACATACACCGCAAAAGGGTTCATCGGTTTCACAACGGGCAGTTTATTACAATTTCCAAATAAGCATTCGGGCATATTTATATTGAAATCAAACGTTAGTTCATCTAAGTAAAAGGGGACGCCGCGTGTATTCACAAGAGACTCCACATCAGCGGTCACGTCGGAGGTTGTCTGGACTTTGCGTATTCCAGAGAAAAGGCCGATTTGCCCTTTCCACAGAGGATTGCCTGCAAGCCAGCCAGCGGAATACGTGGTGGCGAGAGGAGGGAATTCCAGCAGTTTCGTGGCCACCGCTTTCGCCCCATAATACACGTCAAATCGCCGCCCCTCTTTCACAATGGTAATCACCGTCCAGCGTTGTAGAGGTATTGCCGGAAGACTTATGCTTTCCATATAGGATTGGGTAGAAGAGGAGGCGGTTTTCACCCGTAGAATAGCCGGGACATAGGGCTTGTCGTTCTGGGAAGTATATCCAGATGCCCAGAGTTGTATACTGTCGCCATACGAGAGAAGTTTCGATAGATAATTTCCATTCGTTTCCGATAAATCGCAGCGAGTACAGTCTGAAGTTAAGCAATTGCACTTCTTATATTCATAATTATCGCAAGACGGTTTGAATTCTGTAGTCGCCGTAGTACAATCCACCTTGGAAATTGTCTTGGGTGCTGCCTTTACGAAAATCGCGAAGCGAAGCGACGAAGGCTCATTCGTCCAAGGCATATCGTCATAGGATAATACGGGGGTGTTAGCCTTGGATAAATCATACAAGGCACTAGAGCCTTGATACGTCGGCCGCCTCTGAATAAATTGGATTACAAAATAGGATATGAGTAGAGAAAATGCTATAAATAGTATTGCCTCTACAAGCATTCTAATTCTAATGAATCATATAATTAGCGCCTACAGCCCTCAGCCCCAGACTCTGCGGCCATAGGACCAAAGTCTTCTTTGCGAGCAAGAGCGGGCTGTGCTTGTTGGACTTCGGGATAGGAAATCGCCCTCGGCCAAATATGGAAATTCTGTAGGAACACCGTCTGGGAATTCGCCCAAGAAGGAGGGGCATAGAAACGCTGATTCGCCGTTGGTAAGCCGGCCAGTGAATTCAAGGTGAGTGTGGTAGGAATAATACGCTGGAATGTCTGCTTTGCGTTAATAAACATTGTGAACGTCTTATCTTCTACAACAACGGTCACTCGGAAAGGTGTGTAAAAGGGAATATTATCTATTTCTTTTATACTATATGCTGTTCCCGTTGGGCCGGCGAAAAACGTGAGGCCGAGATTATTCGTATCGGACAAATACATATACATCGAGCATTTGCTCTGCATAAATGTTTCCCTCACGGCGTCTGTAGTAGGGCCGAGCGAAAGCCCTGCTGGCTCTGCTGGCGCTAAGCCAGCCTCGTATTTATACGTCTTGTAAAGAATGATTCTCTTATTGGGGGCTGTGTCCGTCATTTTGCGCACGTATAAATCCACGGAAAACGAGAAATTATTGGTGAAATCATATGAGTCCAGGGAATCGCCTTCTTTCGGGACACGGTCGGCTGGAGGAGGCTGTGCTTTGGCATTCCAATATACCTTGTCGTCGGTTGGGGCGGTGACTCGGATAAGTCCAGCAGAGCCTGGGGTGAATTTGAATACGGGTCTAATGGTAAAATGGACTAGGACGAGAACGAGAAACAGTAGAAACGTATATAAGAACACGTAAAACATTACTTGTAGCGTATAGTTCCCGTTTTCACTTGTTGCATACGATGTGGCATACGATGTGGCATACGAAGTAGCAGAAGATGCAGTAGAATATGCCGAGCTGGCGCCTTGACCGAGAATGCTGGCAATGGTGGCATTGCGCATATTTACGGGAGGAACACTCATACCTCTCTCTTTTTGCGGGTTATGTTAAATTTTCCGGGTCTCGCCCCTGTGGCAAAGTTGCCAGTGCGTGGGTTGAATCCGATTTTCTTGAAATACTTTCTCGTCTGGCCATCATTGCACTGTCGGAGCTTTTCTCTCAGATAGCAAACGAACGATACACGACTATAAGGCCTATTTGAGCCAAGTGTCCCTGTTTCAGGGTCGTCCTTGTGTATGCTAGGCAGGTCCTTGTTCGCCTTCTTGTCTTCCGCCGTCTCATACAAGGCCGTGTTACAGTGCCACTCATGAACGTCCATGGCCAAGAAATCTCCCGTTCGGATATCGAAGCCAATCTTATACTGTGGAAAAAGGGTATATCCACCGTGATAACTGCCCCGCTCAATCACCGACAGATTTCCGTATCCTTCTTTGAAATCTCCCGCGTCCCTGTGTAGCGCCGTTCGGAAGTTGCGATTGATTGTCACGGAAGAAAACGACGTATCCTTGATGTGTAGGCTAGGCTTCTGCTCTGCCGCGGCCTTTTGTATCTTGTATCTATCGGGAACCAGGACTTTGAAGCAGTTGTCCAGGGCTCGTATGAAAGGGAGGCCGTGGTTATAATACTTCCAGTAGCGCATTGTGTAAGAGGTAAGCCGGCAGGGAAGTTTCATGAAGGGGGTGGCGTTGAAATAGCCGAGAACAGAGCTGAATACATTGTTATTTACACGCATCTTGCCGTCATAGGCAAAATGGCCGCTGATATGACTCGGGCTTCGTTTCTGCCAGTATTTCCCTTCCACGTCAATCGGTCCCGCCGCTGCACCGCGATTTCTGGAAGGGGCGGCCGTAATCCAGAAGCCTTCCCAGCCGGTTTTCACCGTCTCAGGGTCAATGACCTGTTTGCGAAGCTTGGCGAGGAGTTTTTTGTTGCCGTTTTCATCTATCGTATAGACATCCACGTCCTCCTTGTAAATTGTTTCCACGTCGTCTTCGTCGAAATACTTCCCCTCCTTCGCCGCAATCTCCTCATCAGTCATGGCCGGCTTCACAATCACCTCTTTCACAGATTTTTTCAAGGGCTTGGAGCTTTTAGGAATATGTAGGCCGAGATATATATCTTCTGGGAATTTGTCTAAAGTATCAGAGCCTCCGCCTGCTTCTGCTTCTCCTTGCATTGCCTCTACTTTACCGCCCAGAGAATTACAGAAGCCAGCGTTGTGATTCCTACTCCTATAGCAATTCCTTGGACACGGGCTTTCCAATCAGCTTCCGCGAAATCATCAGGTGTCCATATGGGAGAGCGCTTCAAAGACCCAAGACGCTCATACCCTTTGAGAACCTGGTTTTCCGTGTATACGGGCTTATCCAGGCTTTTATTTACTTCATTGTGTAAAAGGACAGTCCATTTGAATAAATCGGACCGTTTGTCTAAATGCGGCATAATGGGGTATTTTTCCAAGTGTTTCACATAATGGTCTTTACACACTGGACATGGGATAAGAGTCTTCAGCGATTCATAGAAATCTTTCGCGGCCTTTTTATGAGCGTAGGAAGGCTCCGCTGGATAACCCAGGGCGGTAATATGGATTGTGTGCCAGAAGAATGGTCCCCAGACTTCGGGAGGTATATGCATTCTATCGGTAGGTCTAAAAAACGGTTAGAATTAATTACAGGAAAATGGACCGAGGGCGTCATTATCATAATAATATATGTACGAATTGCGGAGGGCAAGGTCATACATTTCGCCAATGTATAGCACCTGTAACAAGTTATGGGGTTATCATGGTTCGCCCACAGAAGGGATTTGATGTTGCCACGGCACTGTCTTCAAATTCTGGGCTGGTCACTGGGATGGAGAATCAGGCACTGGAGTTTCTTCTCATTCAGCGTCGCGATAGCCTGGGATTTATTGAGCTGATGCGTGGAAGATATAAGGTGACGGATATTGAATATATACGCCTTCATATGGATGGAATCACTGCAGAAGAGCGTGAGAAGTACTGCACGGGGCCGTTTGAGACTCTTTGGAGCGGGATGTGGGGACTGGACCATTCGCATTTGTATAAGAACGAGTATGAGACGGCAAAGGCGAAATGGGAGCAGTTGAACAAGGGCGTGACGGATAGCTCTGGACGTGTTTGGACGTCTAGAGATATTCTTGCTTCATGCGGACCTGCTCCCGCCACTCCTGAGTGGGGATTTCCAAAGGGTCGGCGAGATTCTCAAGAGAGCGATTATGTGTGTGCCATGCGCGAGATGTATGAGGAGACGGGTGTCCATGAGTCGGATGTGGTGCCTATTCAGAATCTGGAGCCGCTGGTGGAATCGTTTTTCGGCAGCAATCATGTGCACTATTGCCACAAGTATTTCTTGGTCTGGGTTTCTCCTGAGATGGAAATCAAGTTTGATAAAGAGAATGACCATATGCGCAAGGAAATCGGCGATTTACAGTGGGTGACGGTGGAAAAGGGGCTGGGTTATATACGTCCAGAAAATGTGGAAAAGCGCGAGATTCTCTTACGCGCCGCGTCCATTTTCCGCAATCTGTGCCCGTTTCCTGTTTTTAGGCGCGGCCTATAGAGGCGCGGCCTTCAGGCCTGCGTAGCAATAATGAATAATGAATTCTTTGTATATGTAGAATGGCCGCTGCCTCTGCTGCCTCTCCTGAAGCACAGGGCCTCTTGGAAAAGTGGCGGAAAGAAACTGATTTTGATGAAAGAGACCAACTACTTCATCAAATGGAGAGCGCTGGAATATTTCCTAAAGAGCAGGACCAATATGAAATGGACGGCGGTCTATATCCGGATTTAAGAGACCCCTCGTTTCTTCCAAAGCTCTTAAGAAAAAGAGAGTTCCAGGAATCCAAGCAAAAGTCTATAAAAGACAGTTTGGCCGAAGTAGGAGGCGGTAAAGATAAATGTAGAAGCTCTGAAGATTTTGAACTGAGCTCTGTGCAGCGATTTGTGTCTCGTGTCTTATCCCCTAGAACCCCGTACAGCTCTTCTTTGTTTTATCATGGGGTGGGTGTTGGTAAAACGTGCGCGGCCATTACTGTATGCGAGTCGTATTTGGAGGCGTATCCTGGACGCAAAGTGTATATCGTTGCTCCTCCCAATATCCAAGAAGGATTCCGCAGAACGATTTTTGACATGGAAGGTCTTACCATAGGAAAAGGCTCTGTGGAAAATAGTCATCGTGGGTGTACGGGGAATATATATTTGGCGTTAACGGGAATGTATATGGAAAGAGACCCGAAAGTGATAGAGGCTAAGGTGACGAAGCTCGTCAAATCTCGCTATGAATTTTTCGGTTATACTTCGTTTTATAATCATATCCGCCGCATTATGTCAAAAGTTCCAGCAAAGATGTCTGCACAGCAGAGTGAGACGTTTAAGCGCACGTCCTTGCGGGCAGAGTTTTCAAACCGTGCTATTATCATTGACGAGGCACATAATTTGCGCGATATTGTTTCTGCTTCTTCCTCTGCTTCTACAGGAGAGGCCGACGCCGAAAAGCTAGGAGAAGAGGACGCCAAGGACGACATCAGTCCTCAGGATACAGAGGATTCCAAGGGCGGGAAAAAACTCACCCCGTATTTACAAGAAGTACTGCGAGTTTCTGAAGGTATTACCCTTATTCTAATGACGGCCACGCCTATGTATAATTCATATGTAGAAATCGTGTTTTTACTGAATTTGTTATTATTGAACGACAAATTTCCTACTCTGAAAGTTGAAGATATTTTTGATTTGAAGAGCGAGACATTTAATGATGCTATGGCTGGGCGAAAGATGTTGGGGAGAATTGCGTCCAATTACATCTCCTTCATGCGTGGAGAAAATCCTCTTACATTCCCCTTACGCCTTGAGCCGCAATCAGAGCGGCGTGTAAAGATGTGGCCTGTGAGAACACCAAAAGGTGCGCCAATCACACCAGCTGAGAGAAAGAGAGTCGCATTATTACCTTGCCTTGCAGCAGTATTCTCTGCCGAAACGGAGGCACTGTATAAGAAGAAGGCGACCGAGATTGTATCTTCGGCGGAAGGCCTTGGTATCACAAATATGGATTTGTTGATACAGGCGGGCAATTGGATTTTTCCTGGGGAAGAGGGAGATGATATCTTAGATAGAATTCGTCAAACGGGGTTTGACAATACGTTCGTAAAAGAGAAACGAGGAATGAGTACCCAATTCCGTTGTAGAGATGATTTGGATGCTTCTTGGCTTCTGGAAGAGGAATTACATAAAGCGAGCGGAAAGTGCGCGACTGTGTTAAAGCGTGTGAATAATGCAAAGGGGGTGGTCTTTGTCTACAGTCGTTTTGTGGCGAGTGGTGCACTTGCCATTGCGTTTGCTCTGGAGGCGAATGGATATACACCTGCCACAGGCCTTCCTTTGTTACTGGACGGGAATCAAGGACTTGAAGGGCGCCAATGTGCTCTGTGTAATAGGAAGGAGAAGGGGCATGGGATAGTTCCAGAAGAGGAAGGCCCTGTAAAAATGCAGAAGCATTCCTTCAAGCCCGCCAAGTATGTGCTCTTGACAGGCTCTATGGAAATCTCGCCAGATAACGCCGCCTCCATAAATGCCGCCAGGTCTCCCAAGAATACGATGGGCGAGGAAGTGAAAGTGGTGATAGGTTCTCAGATTGCCGGCGAAGGTCTGGATTTGAGATATGTGCGCGAAGTTCTCGTGTTCGACAGCTGGTATCACTTGAATAAGCTGGAGCAGATTATTGGTCGTGGTATTCGTAATTGCTCGCATGCCGCGCTAGATGAAACTCTGCGAAACTGTACTGTGACGCTGCTGGTGAATTCCTATGCCAGCTCTCCAGAGGTGGAATCTATAGACATGTATTCCTATCGCACGGCGTTGCGAAAGGCGATTACCGTGGGCAATGTGACTCGTGTTCTGAAAGAATACGCCCTGGATTGTAGTCTGAATCGTGACGCAATTGTGGTGGAAGGACTAGACCCTATTCCTGTCTTATATGATAGCCAGGGTGTGAAAAGAGAGGATGTCAATAGAAACGACACGCCGCTCACCTCTATGTGCGATTGGTTAGATAAGTGTCAATATGATTGCTTATACGAATCCCACGCAAACGCGGAATTCTCGGAAACGAAGCAGATGCCGATGAAGGTTTCGCTGGAAATGCAGGATTCTTCTACGTATGATGAGTACACCGCCAGATATCAGTTGAATACTCTTCGCAAATATATCCAAGAATTGTTTGGTGAGAAAGAGCAGGGTGTAATTACATTTGATATGGTTCGCGACCACTTTGGCACAATTCCTGAGCCGCTTCTAAAAACGTTGATGGCGGAAATGGTGCAGCAGAAAGAAATGAAGATTCGCTTAGAGAGAGATGGTCAAATGGAGAGTGGGCGTATTTTATATAAAAATGGATTCTATGTATTCCAGCCTGATAAGATACAAGATACGAGTATTCCTATCGCCATTCGTGTTGCGGCTATTCCTATGCAGAGGGACCATTATGAGCCGAAGGCCATTGAAAAGGAAATACAGGAAGACGTTGTTGCTGGTATTATAGGTGAAGAGGCATCAAAGAAGGTTGCTTCAGGTGATGAAGATAGTGAGGCCTTGTGGGAGGAAGTTTTGGAGTGGGTGGAGGAAATTCGCTCTGGGGAGGAAATTAAGGGCGTACCTGCAGGTATTCTTACGGAAGTGTCCAATTTGAAAGAATCTGCAGGCATTATGAAAGGCCAGGAAGAGCGGTTGGAGATGATTGTCTGGTTATACAATCACATTCGTGGCAATGAAGAAATGCGTAAAGTATTTGCGGACTGTGTTCTGGATTATTTCTGGGATGAGTTTATTACGCATGGGACGCGGAGAGAATTATTGAATATTCGGGTCACAGATCCTCTTATTAAAAACGTGGCGAAAGATATGTTCTGGACAATGGAAGGGAAGACGTATATACGCTTTGTGAATTATAGCAATGAAATAGAATATATTTGTGTAGGAGATGATGGGAAAACATCACCTTGCTCTCGCGCTGTTGCTGAAGTTCTGTCAAAGGAAGTGGGTGAAGACCCTATTTTGAGGCGGCCGTTGAATATTATGACGACAGGTTATGAGTATGGATTTATTTTATACAACCCCAAAAAGATGCGGTTTGTGTTTAAAAAGGGACAGCCTCCAGCTGCTTCCCCAGGGGGAGGAGGAGGAGGGGCAAAGCCGAAAATCGGTCGTGGCGCAGAATGTATTATTAGTTCGGCGACGCAAAAAGAAGCAATCTTATTAACGAAGCTTGGAGAAACATTGCGTCAGGCTGGGAAAGGGGATTTCGGACTTGTCCCAGACCCTCCTCAGAGCCAGCGTATCAAAAATGCCCATCGTATATGTACGGTGTGTAATCTTGTACTTCGCTATATGGATAGGGCGAGGATTCAAGGGAGGCGCTGGTTCTATCGCCCCTTGGAGGCGAAGATGTATGGACATCCGTTAAGGTAAGGCCTTTGGCCTAAATCTGTGTAAAAGGATAATAGTAAATGCTCTTTGGCGCACATTATGTGGCCGCAGTCCTTACATACGATATATGGTTTTATATATCGCATGTAATGCTACATAGCAAATTGTTATATCCTTTACATAGTATTCATCATCAGAAAGAGGAGCCGCAGTGGATGGATACGTATTTGGGGCATTGGTTTGAGAGTCCTTTTCAAGGAATAGGTATGTTTGTGCCTTATTTGTTTTATACATATACCTGGCAAGAAACTGTGGGCATTTTAGCGGTTCTAAATATACGAGGAATGATGAGGCATGATAAGAGGACTGCTTGGTTAGTGGATGGTGGGCATCATTTGTCACATCATCGGCGACCCCTGTGTAATTATGGAGAGGTGTGGATAGATTGGTTATGTGGAACACTGGCTAATCATCCCCCCGTATTGCACAAGTAGGTCCGCCTTCTGGTTTCATTTGGAATCCTTCACTTTGGATCATTTGTCTACGGTAAGGACAATATTGCATATAAGGACATCCTGGGCAATTTGGAGGATGTCCCTGCATTCCTTCTATACGCATTTGCCTATGACAAGGACAAGGACAAGGGGATGTCATATGCATTTGCCTTTGCCTTTGCATTCGCGGCAATAGCGGAGCTCGTGTTTGCTGCACTAGCCAAGGGTTATATCCATACACATATTCCAGGCCTAGGTGCGAGAGTCCGTGTATTCCTACGATAATACCAAAGGCCAATATGAGCAATATGAAACGATAGCTATCAAGGCTTGCGAGACTTTTATAATATACTAGACTCAGAACAACCGCAACGAGAAACAATCCCCCGTTCAAGGTATGGGCTATGATAGACGGATGAAAGTACATATTCTACCTCGGAGTGATTCAATAAGATGATAGAATGTTTTATGGGTCGTCTCTCTCATTAATAAGCTGGTATAGAACGCAGACCATTGTTGACATTTTCAGTGAAATCAATATATTTTTTCACTGTATGAAAGTTCTTCTCTACAATATCCATATGTTTCATATAATAGTCTTCCGTGAGCGTATTTAATTTTCCAAGAAGTTCATCCATAGAATAGTTATTAATAATAATCCAACCAGTTGTGTCAAAGAAATCAGATATATTTGGACAACCGAAATATACTGGTATTGTTTTCGTAATAAGACAATCGCATATTTTCTCTGTGAAATAATTTTCTTGCATTGAATTTTCAATCACAAGACTGAATTGAGAATTTTTAAATAACTCGAATTTACTTTCTCTAGATAACGTTGGGTTTTGCTTGATTTGTCTTAATGATCCAGAATGTGCACTTTTATAAAAACATGTTGGTATCGATATTATGCGCAATTGTTCATTGTATACCACTTGACGAAAATAATGTCCTGGAGCCATTAATTTACTGCCTGTAACAGAAGTAATCATGAATTTTTTATCAGCGGGGTTTACAGAGTTATATTCAGATTCTTGTATCCACGTTGTTCCGAAAATATATTTGTAAGCATTCTTACAGTTTTTTAAAATGTCTACGTTGAATGTAAGTATGAATGCATACTTATCAGAATGATGTATGATGGAATTTGCGGCAGGTATTATGGCCTCAGGCTCTATTTGTATATATACAGTCCGTTTATTTGTATTTATATAAAGGGAGTCTTGTACAATTGTAGTAGGAACTTTAGGTAAGAGCACTCTTTCTTTTGACACTCCGCCTGGATTATTTATGAATTCTATACTCATTCTTTTTATTGTCGGAAATGTTTATTATGGAATGAAACGCCTAAAAAGTGATTTACTCCCTTAGGTAGAAGAGGGGTCCCAAATGGAGCAGATTGCTATTTTCGAAGAGAAGGTTGCCATCAGCCCTAGTGATTTGCGACCTGAAATTACGAGCTTTGATGATATTCTTCTTTCAAAAGTGAAGAAGCTTTTGGAGGGGAAGTGCTCAAAGCATGGATATGTGATTCCTGATTCGCTGGAGCTGCTGAGCCGCTCTATGGGAACTGCAGAAAAGGGGCGATTCACTTCCGATTTCCTGTATTACTTGAAGGTGTTGGGCAAGGTATACAATCCGCCCGATGGCCTACAAGTGGAGGGCGAGGTGATTCGCAAGAATAAGATGGGTCTGTATGTGATTATCAAAGATGCCATTCGTATCATGGTTCCTCGTGATTTACATATCGGCAATGAAGAGTTTGATTCGATTGAGATTGGAGACAAGATTATTATAGAGATTAAGGAGTCTCGTTTCCAGGTAAATGATACGCATATCCTGAGCATTGGCGAGTTTGTTGGCATGGTCAGCGGAGCATTAGGCGCTGCCTCTGCCTCTGCCTCTGCAGAAGCAGAAGCAGAAGAGGTCGCTGAGGAGGTCGCTGAGGAGGTCGCTGAGGAGGTCGCTGAGGAAGCCGATGTCGCTGAGGAGGCGGGCGAGGAAGAGGAGGCTGCTGAAGAGGAGGCAAACGCGGAAGAGGAGGAAGAAACGGAAGAGGCGGCCGAGTAGAATGAGTCTGGTTAAAGACACCGATTTCGAAACGCGCAAAAAGGTGTTTGAGGAGATAAAAAGATTTAACCGGACGGAATTGGAGGAGTTGTATAAAATTCTGCGCAGGTCGGCGGAGGAGGTCAGTGAGAATCGTAATGGCATGTTTTTTGATTTACTTTCCGTGAAAGATACCACCATGGAGAAAATCCAGGAGCTGATTAAGTTCTGCATAGAGAATCGTGCCGACTTTGAAGTCCGCGAGAAGGTGATGAGCCAACTCATTGATTCTGCAGTGGCCTAAGCCTCCGTGGCGAATAATATGTAAGAATGGACGAACTTTTCGCCGCAATTGCCAAGAACCCGTTTAATAAAGAGTGTGTCACACCCTTTACGAAACAAGGTGGGGAAATCCGCAGCCTCACTACCTCCGATACCCTCTGGGGTGCGACGTGCCGTGCCGTTGTCCCTGCTCGCCTCACCACGGCATGGCTCATGACAGAAGACCCGCTTATGCTCATTGCTGGGGCTGGGTATAAGGCGACGGAGGTGCGTGATAAGTCCTTTGCCTTACAGGAGGAGGCGTTGAATAATCTGCGTGGGAATCGTAAGCTCACGAAGGCGAAGATGGGCGATGCCCTCGCTTCCTTGAAGCCGACGGAAGACCAGACGAAGGTGATTGCACGCATCTTGCTCGCGTTGAAGCATACACAGACGGTGTGTTTTGACGAAGTTGGGAAAACTGTGTGGACGATGCCCGAGGATTTGCGGGCGTGGAGCACTTCGTTGCGGACGATTTGGGTGGATGCGCGGTGTGAGAAAATGCTGGATTTCAATGATACTGGGCGTCCTATTCACTTGGGGCAATGGTTATCTGAGCGGGAGAGAGATGGATGGAAGATTGATTGGCCTGTGTCAGAGGATGGATATGAGGAGATGAAGCAAATTTGCGCTCAGCGTGGAATTAGCGTGCGTGCTGCTGGAGAATTGGTGGGGCAGCTGGGTGCAAAGAAGCCGAAGAAGGACGATTATGCACGTGTTTTAGGGCGTGTATATGCTATGGAACATTTGTCTGCGGGCATGTGAGTTGCTTTAGAGGAGCAAGAGAAGCAGGAGAAGCAGGAGAAGCAAGAGAAACAAAATTAAAATTTAAGAACCCTCTGGTTTTTAAATTTTAATTTTTCATGGGTCTAACACTTGACGGCGATATATGCATTCAGCGTAGAGGCGAAACAAATCCAGACTAAATAAGGGGCGAAAATCCATTTGGCCGGCGAGCTCATCGGAAGAATAGATTTTACGGCGACGGCAATCATGGCTATGAGTAAGGCGAGTGCTAGTCGGGCATTTACCGTGAATAGCGGAACCCAGGACAAATTCAAGACAAGTCCGAGAATCAGATAATTTCTCGTTTCTGCATTATTCCATTCCAAATACAATACAATGGCATATAGCACATACAAAATAGGCCATACTATCTGAAAAACAATACTTGGAGGTTGCCACGGGGGCCTCGCACATTTCTCATGCCACATTTCTATTATTTAGTGGAATAATTCGTGGGGGATAGGTAGATGTCAGAGGGAGGAAAGCCGCCTGCTTTGATGGCGACTCCTGTAGCCAAACCAAAAGGAATTGAAAAAATAATACGAAGCCGTATATCTACAGGGAATTATAAACCAGGTTCAAAATCTTACACAGTGAACTACAGCCTTCTAGGAAGATTACGTAACAGAACACAAAAAAATGGTAATGCTGAACAAGCAAAGATATTTGAAAATCTTCGCACTAAAATGGAAGCTCAATATTCTGGTACTGAGCCTGAACAAATTGTATCAGCAATCCCTTTGACAGTTTCCGGTATGAAAGATGCAGGCGATTCTGCTCCTGCTGCTCCTCCTTCTACCCTTGCGGCGCTGCCTGCTGCTCCTCCTTCTAGCATTGCGGCCCCGCCTGCTCCTCCTTCTAGCCTTGCGGCGCCGCCGCCTCCTCCTGCTGCTCCTAACGTTGCGGCAGTGCCTCCTTCTAACGTTCAGGAAATTCATACATGCCCAGATGGAAACGATGAATCATTTACACTGGGCAAAGATGAATTACAGGATGGTAATTGTTTTTACAGCTCACTATATAAATCAGCACTTCATCATTCTAAGGAAGGATTAGTGAATAGAATATATGAACTATTTGATGGAAAGCCTCTAGAAGCTCCTGCTTCTCTAGATGAAAGAACATTTATAATGGCAGTTCGCACGAAAACGGCACAGCTTTTACGCAATGATATATACCAAGAAATGAAAGCAAAACATCTAAGGAATATTAATACCGATAAGAGTATTTTAACTAAAGAAGGTCGTGAAGGACAAAAAGCCCAAACTCTTACATTGTTTGAAAAATTATGGGACAATAAAGGAAATGCTATATATCGTGCCTGGTTACAAGAATCTCCTAGAGAAATAAAGAGTTTTTTTAAAGAACAATCATTTATCAGCAGATATACTTCAAGAGATTCAAATAACGAGAAGCAGTTCTATAATGATATGGCAAAGTTTATTGAAACATGGGGAGTGTATGCGAGTCAAACAGATATTGATGTTGTAAAGCACGAGTTGTTAAAGGGAGGTATTGCATTAGAGACTATCAGCGATGAAGGCCAAAAAAAGTGTATGTATTTTGAAAGAATGCCTGTCCTGTGGTTATTCAAACAAGCTTCTCGCAATGAAAGAGGAGAACTTATCAGTGGAGACCATTATGGATATTTTCGCAAGGATGATAGTCCTCCTCTTCCTTTTGGAGGAGTAGTGGCGCCTGTTGCTTCTGCTTCTTCTAGTTTCTCGGCGATAGCTCCTGCTGCTTCTAGACTTGCAGTGTTGGGTGCTCCTATAAATCGTAAAGAACCTGTAAAATATGAAACTGATTATGAATATGAAAAACTACAAGATGATTTAAGATTACAAGAACTTACAGATAAAATAACAAAATGTTCAGCTGAATGCGAAGCATTAAAAAAAGAGCATAAACAACTTGAAGATTTTAAGACACGAAAAGAAATTTCTGATATAGGACTATCACCAGATAAGAAATTAATAGACTTATTAATAGAACGCATATTAGATACATCAGATGATTGGAGAAGAAAAATAGATACACTAATTCGTATACCAACCTCGCTTAGTTCAGGAGATACTGGAATATTAAGAGGTGGTGATTATTTTGAGGCACTATTTCAATTAGCAATTGCCATTGGAATATTACCACAATTCAAGGGTAAATATGTACAGTTTCATGAAATATCAGCTGACTATAAAAGGCTTGAACTATATGGCGAAGGTAAAAAAACATATCTTTATCATAAAACAATTCAGAATTCTGGTGGTAAAGAGCAAGGTGTTTCAGATATAACATTTAAGATTTCGAATAAACCTGATTTTAAAGATAATACTTCAAACGATTATACATGTGGGCAAGCACCTCCTGAAAAACAACCATCTGCCGTTCCATTATATTTTATAAGTGTAAAGGGATATAAGAAAGAAAAAAGTATTAAAGATTCATATGATATACCTCTTCTTGACCAGCAAATCAATGAATTTCCAGAAGAAACTAATAAGCATATAATAGTATGTGTAAGAGATAAGGATGCATTTATGAAGCGCCTTGACAGGACTAAAATAAGTTTTTTAAGAAAGAAGGTGAATTATGTAATAGGATATAACACAGGCCAGGAATATGAACCAGAAATTCCTGGACTAATGGACTGCTTCTCAGAATTTCGTATAAATTTCTTTAGTAAGCTGAATGGACACATAACGACCGAATCTATAAAAAAGTTAGTATATGAGATTTTTCCAGAATCTAAGGTTCAACTCCCAATGCTTTCTTTATACTTTCATCAAGAATTAGTAACCAAATCTGTTATCCAAAGAATATCTGAGGTAAACAACCCCTCCAAACCCCATTTTATATGTATAGGTGTATTGCCACGTGGTGGAAAATCATACATTGCAGGGGGTATAATAGATTCTCACAGAAAAATAAAAAATAACCCAGATGGTTATAATGTATTGTTTCTTACATCTGCAGTAAATGAGACACGTAGCCAATTTGAAAAGGACCTAATAAATAAATTTTCTGAATTTGCTGGGTTTGATTTCATCGATGTAGTAAATAGCTCTAATAAAGAAACATCAAACCCTAACAAGTTTTATTTTATGAGCAGGCAATTGTCATCTTTAGAACAATCTGAACAAACTGAAAGTGGAGATGTAATTCAAGATACATCTATTTTTGATTCAGATATTCTAACTATCCTCCAAAAAAGATTTCCAAGCCTACCAAAGTTTGATATATGCTTCTTTGACGAAGCTCATATTGGTATAACATCAAGAAAAGTACAGGATAACTTTAAAAAGACATTTGAAAGATTTAAAATTCCAATCATTCTTATGACAGCAACTTTCAAGAAGCCGGCACTTTTCCTCGATGATAATCGTGACCTTTTTGTTTGGGATTTAGATGATATAGGAAATATGAAACAATTGGCATCACTGGGCATTGAAGAATTTATTAATAAATCGCCTGATGTTCTTCAAAGATATCCTATATTAGCGGAACAGCTGCTAAGAAAAAGAATTGAGTTAGGTGAAACAGAAGATAAAATATCAAAACCATATCTTCAGTTTCCAAATAAGTGTCACATAAGCCTTACATTTTCTGAATCAGCTATTAAAGAATTACATACATTAGGAGAAGGTTATTCTTATACACGTGCGTTTGAAGTAAATCGTAATCAACAGGTTTTAGCAGATGATACAAAATATATGGATTGGGGTAATTTAATACGCAATAAAGAAGATGCATTAAAACTACGTGAGTTTTTAACTCCTGAATTCAGAACAAGTGAAGATGCAAGCACATTAAAAACACTACTAGGAGGAAGAGATGTTCCAGAATTTCTCGTAGGTAAAGATAAAAAATACAGAGCCTTAAATCAAATATTCAATAGGTCTCAATCAAATGGTGGAAGAATTGTAATGGGGAGACCATTCTCAATGATAATGTTTCTACCTTATGGGTTTGAACAAGTAGATTCACCAACAAGCAAGTCAAAGGCACGTATAGGAGAAATATGTCGCATATGGGCATCTTTTATGAGGCAGGTTAAATATTGGAGGGAAAAATTTGTCTTTCTAACACTGAGTACTTATAACAATAAATCATATAAGCCATTAAATTTTAGCGGTAATCTTGAAGAAGCGGTAAAACGTGGGTTATGTCATAGAGAAAATTTTCCAGGTAAAGATCTAAAGGATATGATTCTAGATATAGAAAGAGAAGCATTAAAGAATGACAAGGGGCTTGTAATACTATCAGGGGATGTAGCAAAAATGGGCATATCCCTGAAATGTGTTGATATCGTATGTTTAATGACAGATAAAAGCGACATGGATGATATAACTCAAAAGACATATAGGGCACTTACAGATGACCCACCCAATAAGAAAGACGGTTTTATCATTGATTTGAATATAAAGAGAGTTGTAACTGCTATGTTTCATTATGATATAGAGAAAGATAAAATGAGAACTAAAAATACCTCAGCACCTTCTACAGAAGAAAGAATAAATAAAATAGGAAAAAGTTGCTATTGGGGTGAAGATCCATTTATTGAAGATAATCCTGATAAGTCATTCAATGATATTATGGAGGATATTAAGTCAAAAGTTTTTGGCAATCTGGCCGAAAAAACATTGGAAAAATGCACTGATGCTTCTTTAATGAAACATCAGGCTGAACTCTTACAAAGAGACCGCGAATTAGATATAGATGTTATGGACATATTAGCTGATACGAAGATACCTAAAAAAACAGGTGGTAAAGGAAAGGTTATGGCTGAACGCGGGACAAGTATTCCAGATGCTGAAAAAGAAGAGGTTGAGCAACAACCTAACGGCTCTGAAGCTGCTGAAGCTTCTGAAGCTCCTAAATCTGCTAAACCTCCTAAGCCCATCACGGAAGAGAAAAGAAAACAAATTAGAGAAAAACTATTTGCAATAACTACGACTTTTATAAATGCACTAGTATTAAAAACATCTGAATCATTTAATACTAATATGAATATATATGCTCTCCTTCAAAAATATAAGAGCGATAAAGCATCTGCTGTAAATCCAATCGAATGCTTATGTAAATTACAAAGTAATTGTACGAAGGCACATGATAATTCATATGAAAGAGTATATTGTGAAATCAAAAATTATGCATATAAAGATACTGGAAAAGTTAAAAGTAGTGGAGACGTAGTATATGAATATGATAGTGAAAAACATACGGAAATAATGGATTTAATTGATAAAATATTTGAGAGGAACCTGGCATTAGATGAATGGAATGTATACATTGAAAAATTAATAAAGGAAATTAAAGGAGGAAGGTACATAAAAGATAAACGCCCTGTAGCATTTAACAAGACTCATAAAAAAAATAGGCATTAGATAGTATGGCTGAGACGGCCAAGAGATATAATAGCATTTTGAATATAATAGAAGACAGACTTATCCCCGACGATACGGCAAAAAAAGCACGCGGCGAAGTCTTTACACCATTGAATTTGGTGCGCGAAATGTTATTTGGACTACGAAAATCTGCTTTAGATAAAGGTAAAACAGAAATTTGGGGTATAGATAATGAGGGGAACTTTTTTGATGATGATGAAAAAGATAGAGTAGGTGGTATCCCCTTGTCTATATGGAGAGATCCTAAAACGAAATGGCTAGACCCTGCAAACGGTATTGGTAATTTTCCAGTGGTTGCGTTCTATATGCTTGATTATCAGATTGGAAATCACGGACCACCTCAATTCAAAGGGGATAAAAATAGGTCGACGCGAAGGAGTCATATTGTAGAAAATATGTTATGTATGATTGAATTAAATAAGGGTAATGTGAATACATCAAGAAAAATCTTTGATAAAATTGTACCCGGTGTAAAAGCAAAAATATGTTGTGCAAATACGTTGGAAATTACAGATAAAAAACTAGAAACAGAATTCGGTGTAAATCGCTTTGATGTTGTTATGGGGAATCCACCGTTTAATCCTGGAATACTTTGGGCTAAATTTGTAAATAAGTTCTTAGATAAGACACAAATACTATTGTTTATAGTTCCATCAACATTTACAAGTAATCAAACGGGCAAGTCAATAGTAGACGCATTATTAAAGAATGGACTACGATACCTTAGATATCTAGAAATTTCTGATTTTGAAGGAATAGCTTTAGATATGTTATATTTTCACACAGATAAATTATACAAGGATTCTAAGGTTTTAATAAATAATCATACATATATAAAATACACAGAATCAATCATAAATTATAAAGATAAAATAGAGATTGATATATTTAATAGATTAAGAAAACTACAGCATTTAGTATTGTATAAAGGTAAAAACAATACATTAACACATAAAAATCCAACTGAAACAGATAATATAAAGTTTAATAAGAATGCTTCTCATTCGAATAAGATGTTAAGTAGGCTAGGTGGAGGTGATATAGAATATTATTGGGTTAATACATTCGAAGAAGAAGATAGCGATAGTCCAAAAATCGTATTCCCACGAGGGACTGCATCATGGAATTCATTTAATAATATAATAAACTTTAATAAAGATTTGGTTTTTACTACTTCTGTAGACAAAGATGTCATACTTTCTGAAGGAATAATGTATACACCAATGGATTCAATTGATGATTTTGAAAAATATAGATTTTATTTAATGAGATCAAAAATAGTACGTTTCATTTTTTTAAGAATTAACCATTTAGCCGAACTTACAAAATTCATATTTGAATATATTCCGAAAATACCTGTTAAAGATATGGGGTCAGATGAAGATATTTATGAATCTATTAAATTATCTCCAGAAGAAAAAAAATACATAGATAAATTATTTGAAGCATTGAAGCCTACATTTAAACGCCCTCAGAAAACAGAAAAGAAAAAGAAGGGTGCTGCCAAACCCCGCCGAGTGACTCGCAAACTTCGGCGCACATAGTCCTCTATACTTCTTATATCATATCTTCATATCTTTTATGAAAGTATGATACAAATACAAGCCGCCCTCTAAACCCCCACACACAACCACTCTGCAGGAAACAAATCAGGCCTCGCATTGGAAAACCACTTGGATGGATAGAAGACACGACGAGTGCCTGAAAGATGTGCGCCCCACCAACTGAACGTGCTATTTGCGATAATTGCTCCTCCTTTACAAGAAGCCATTAGTGCAAGAGAATCCAGCTCATCTGGCTCATCCACGACTTCATAGGAATTCAACCAAGGCTGCCCACCACACCATTCTGGGTCGTCTGATATAACCAGAAAGCGTTTCCCATACAGATTCTCGCTCATATATTCTTTCATGGCATCGGTATAGTACTTCTCTCCCACGCCTCCAAACAAATGTGCCAAAGGCACATAATCACCCCTTCTTACGTGTAGGAAAACGACATCTGCAGGAGAGGAAATCCTGTATTTCATACACATTGCCGCCATTCTATGAGACAATGCACTAAGCATATCACTGATTACCAAAGGAATAACATCACGAATTGCGGGGAGATATTGGAAATAACCGTCGAGGACAATGGACTTGTTTCCTTTCAGGGTCGATACCGACCAAGGCTCAAAAGAATCTGTTTGACTATACATTAGCTCACACCTTGCTATATTCTCAACGGGAGTAACCCTCGTATATATCCGCGGATTATGCCTGTAATCACGCCCCGAATGTTTATTCAGGCGGGTGGGCAACATATACAGCGTCCCTCCCAGAGCATTTTGCAGAGCAAGGCCGGCACAGAGCTGGAAAAGCTGATTGCCAATTCCTCCTTGAGGTAAGACGTAGATGTTCGTCATCTAAGTATATATTATACAGAATCTCTATAAGGCCAAGGGCGAGTTTGTATTTTTCCAACAAATCCAGAATCGTCGCAATCCATGTCTCCAACTATTAGAATTACTTTCTTCCCAATCATAGCAATGGAAATCGCTATTTAGAATAGGGTCTTTTATAAGTTTAAACTCGAATCCATTCTTTTTTAATACATTTTCAATGAAACATGGTGAGTGGCGAATACCCTTGTTGTTAAATGCCTGGTCGTATCCACTTTCATTTGTTCTTATATAAAACTCTTTACTATCTGAATCAGAAACTTCTGTTTCTAAGAATAATACATCACATTTTTGTGAAATTTTTTCCAAATGTGTTTCTATCTCATTCAAATGATATAGTAAGCCCCAATGGACTATTATATCATACTTTTCTTGAATATTATCATTATCTGCATCAATTTGCAGTGTCTTTATATGTGGATATTTTTGTTTTACAATGTCTAAATGTTCTTTTCTAACATCGCTGCTTGTGACAATTGCACCCAACTCATGAAACATATTTCCAATATCAGCATGCCCGCAACCCAACTCCAATAGTGTTTTGGATTTAAGATAATCAGGGGAGATATATTTTTGTATCCCTTTCATTCTTGAAATTCTCCAATTCTCATAATGACCACTAAACATTCTATAATATATTGAAAATAAAATCTACCGAATTAGTTGTTCATGTAAATCAAACCGGATTGTATTAATGCTATGGAACAAGATAGTATACAGATATAAATTTTAAGGACGTTTAATAAAATACTTGCCTACTGCTTTGACTTCATATGTAATTGTATGCCAATATACCTCTTCGGGCGAACTAAAAGATTTATTTGTATTATTTCTATAAACGCTCATTCTATCAAAGAAAAAAGCATTAAGATGTTGCCTTGGTACTATTGCTATATGGTCATTATTATATACATTCGGTCCTTCGCCTAGTGTTATTATAGATGTATTATATGTTTCTATATTATTACAGCAATTTGTAAAAAATAAATCGGGGCGTACATAAATTATATAATCAAACTTAGATTGAATAGATGTTTCCTTTTCTAATATATAGTTCCCACATCTTTCCAAATTATAATGACAATGTAATCCGCGTAATAAGATACTGTCTCTAATGTAATAACCTATATATAGACTTCTGTCTTTGATTTGTGATATTAACTCGCTATCTGATATATTATTATCATGTAATAATGTATAATCAATATTATACTTTGGATATTTAGATTTTATATTATATATTTTATCTAAGATAGTATTATAATCATTATTTTTATATTCGAAATTCCATCCATCTTGTCCTTTTGGTCCGGGATCTGTTAATTTTAAATATAGATATATGTATATATTTACATCTTCTGAAAAAAGTTTTGAAAATAAATTAACACACATGTTGTCAATACAATCAATAAATGTTCTACAATTTCCTGATAAAACAAATAATGCGTTTTTCATTATATACAAACTAACTATAAAAAACAGAACAATATACCGCATTTATTAATGAAGAATGTTTCACAAGATTGTGTCAAAGGGTGTATGCCTTGTTTTCTGAGCGGGGCGGTGGCTCTCAAACACATTTACTTTTTTGCCTCTCGGAATAAAAATTGCCACCAACTAAAGGTTTTCAACATAGTCTCCAATTAGAACGGATGGAACTCTATCCGGCCGAAGTTGATAGACTAGGTCGGCTCGTAGAGGAATGGACTCTACACGACGATCGTGAATTAGAGGCCACATTCAAGAATGCCTCGGATACGACCACCTTCTTGGCGGTTGCACAACGTCTGCGCGCCAAGGGGTATACGGCCATGCCCCAGGAAGACAAGATGAACATTATCACGCCCCAACAAGTGCGTTTTACTCTTACGGGCATGAGCGCCATCGAGTCCTATTGTCGCGACGATGTGCTAGATGGAAAACCGTTTGAGGCAATGACGAAGCAGCGTGCCGGCGAAGAGAGCAACCTAGACATCGATAGCTACGGCGTTCGCATGAAGGTGCGCCGAGAGAATCCTCTCGAGCAGACCGACCCGACCGTGCGTGATATGCTGACCAACTGGTCCACACAGCGCAAGGCGTTTCGTATCTTGCGGCGCTGGACCTTTGTCGGCAAGGGCGTGCGCTTTGACCTGAGTATGGTGCGCTCTACTGCTCGCACGCCCAAGGGTGATTTCCTCTGGCAGAGCCGTTTCCAGCCCTCGGAAAAGGGTCAGCGGGATATTACGAAGGAGCCGGCGTTTTACGAGATTGAGGTCGAGTTGCTGCGTCCCGAGTCGGTTCCTGAAGAGGCAGAGGCACGCGGGGAACTAGTGAAGTCTTGTGTCAAAGATTTGATTCGCGGCGTGGGCGAGGTTCTGCGTGGTATCCAGAAGCACCATCTCCTCATTCGCAACAAGGTGGCCGCCAAGGTTCTGGAGGGCTATAAGCAGTTGGCGAAGACTGACCGGTTTCGTGGTGTTGCGCCAATCACAATGGTCGTCCAGAATATGCGCAAGGAGCGTGTGGAGCGGGAGGCGAATATTCGCGACGGCTACAATGTGACGGACAAGGCGGATGGTCTTCGTATGATGGCCTATACGGATGAGCGTGGCGAGCTGTTCATGATAGACATGTCGATGAATGTGTATAAGACGGGTCTTATGAAGGACAGCTGCGCCAATGCACTGCTGGACGGCGAGTATGTGACACGAGACAAGGAGGGTAATTCCATCCACCAGCTGATGTTGTTCGACTGCTATATCGGCTCTGAGAAGCGGGACGTGACGCAGCTGCCGTTCATGGGGAAGGACGAGACTCGTCGTGAGGGCGGGCGTTACGGGGAGTTGATGGGATGGGTTGAGAAATGGAATAGCGGTGACGGGGCGATTGTGTTAAAGGGTGCTGGTGTGACGGAGTCGACGAAGATTCTGGTTTCCGCGAAGCAGTTCAAGTTCGCGGCGGCTGGTGATTTGAGTATATTCCAGCTGTGTGCGCGCACTCTGGATTCGGCTGCGGCGTCGTTCTATAACACGGACGGCCTCATTCTCACCCCGAACTTGCTGCCCATTCCGCAGAAGCCTGGCGTGAAATTCGCCGAGCAGCTCAAGTGGAAGCCGGCGGAGGATAATAGCGTGGATTTCCTGGTGGAGTTCGACAAGGATATCGAGACGCGCCTGGATATTGTAAGCACGGGGGTGAAGCCAGTGACCGGTGAGACGGTACAGCACAAGACCATGCGTCTCTATGTGGGGTCGGACTTGGACCCTGCATACGAGGATCCCCGCGGCACCGTGTTATACGAGCAGCCTTTGCCTGGGGCCTCGAGTGGGCCTGGGGGCCCAAGGGGCAGGTTCAAGAGAGAGTATAAGCCGGTTCTCTTCAATCCAAGTGAGCTTCCTGATACGATGGCGAGTGTCTGCTACGTGGAGATTAGCACCTCGGCGAGCGGTGAGGATTATGTGACCTGCGAGAACGGCGACCCCATTGAGAATAAGAGCATTGTGGAGATACGCTACGAGCCTGGGAATCCTCCTGGCTGGCGCTGGGTTCCCATGCGTGTGCGTTATGATAAGACCGAGCGATACCAGAAGGGGATTATCGGGCGGACGCTGAACAAGGACGAGGCGGCAGAGGGTGTGTGGAACAGTATCCACGACCCCATCACGCCGCATATGATACGCACCGGCTCTGACCAGCCGTCGGCCAAGGAGCTTTCCGAGATGAGCGGCGCAGTGGCCGGCGTTGCTTCAGGACAGGTGTCAAAGGTGTATTATGAGCGCAAGGGACCGAAGGAGGACTTACAGGCGGTGCGTGGTCTGCGTGATTTCCACCGTCGCTATATCAAGGAGGATTTGCTGCTTCGCCTGGGTCTTCGTGGTGGAGGGAAGACGTTCGTTGATTTGGCGTGCGGCCAGGGCGGCGATTTGTGGAGTTGGATAAAGTGGAAGGCGGAGTTCGTCTATGGCACGGATATTGCGGGCAATGGTATTCGTGACCCGCAGGACGGTGCCTATCGTCGGTATGTGAATGCAGTGATGAAATACGGCGGCTACGACAATGTGACGAAGATGCTCTTTACCATCGGCAGCTCGGCGCGGAATTTGGCGACGGGCGAGGCGGGGGCGACACCGGAGGAGTCGAATATCATGCGCGCCGTGCTAGGAAAGGTGGCGCCTGAGGGACCGATTCCGCCGTTCGTGGAAAAGTATGCAAAGGGGCGTCTGCGGAATGGGGCGGATTGCGTGGCGATTATGTTTGCCATCCACTACTTCTTTGAGACTGAGGCGAGCCTGAATGGATTTATGCGGAATGTGAGTGATTCTCTAGCGGTGGGCGGCTTGTTTGTGGGATGCTGCTTTGACGGCCAGAAGGTGTTTGACGCGCTGCGTGCCATTCCTGAGGGCGGCTCCTTAGTTGGGCAAGAGAAGGGGGCGGAGATTTGGAAGCTGACGAAGCGGTATTCTGCAAGCGAGCTGACCACGGGGTCGGATAGTGTGGGGCTGGCGGTGGACGTGGATTTCGTGAGTATTGGCACCACGCAGCGGGAGTATTTGGTGCCGTTTGAGATGCTGAAGGCGAAGATGGCGGATATTGGGTGTGAGCTTCTGACCCGCGAGGAGTGCAGGGAGCTGGGGCTGGTGAATAGCTCGGAGCTGTTTGAGGATACGCACGACGCCGCTGCACGAAAGGGCCAGAAGTTTCCCATGACGCCGACGGTTCGCCAGTATTCCTTCTTCAATCGCTGGTTCATCTTCAAGCGCCGTCGTGGAGGGATGATGGGGGCTGAAGAAGAAGAGGAAGAGCAAGAGGAAGGCCCTTCCAGGCCTGAGGTAAGGGGCGAGGCCCCAAGACCCCTAACGCCTGAGGAGGTGGCTGAGCAAAAGGCGAATGTTCTTTCTTCTGCTGCTTCTGCTTCTTCTGCAGCAAGAGCAGCGCCGCCACCTGTTCCAAGCCAACTACGTAAGTTTGTCACGAATCAGATACAGTCGATGAAGGGCGATATTGATAGGCAATTGGCAGAAGGTAAGCCAGTTGATGAAGATGGTTATTATGGTGAAGTGGATGCCATGTCTGAGACAAGCACAATAAAAGATGGTGATAATGGGCAGGAGTATTACAAGCCCCAGGAATCCGAATATATGAAAGGTGTGATTCGTGATTATATTCGCGCACGTCTGCCTCAAGCTCGAGCAGCAGCTACAGCTGCGGCACCTCTTCAGAAGAAGGCAGTAGCACCTCCTGCTCCTCCTTCTGCTGCAGCCAAGCAGCCCCTGAGCACAATTCCCGTTGTTGCGCAGAAGGGTCAGCGGCGCAAATATACTCTCAGCGAGTTATTCCAATTCTATAATGAGGCGAGTACCAGCGATAAACTCAAAATGGGAGATCCCGACGCGGCCAGATGGCTGTCTCCTTCTTCTCACTTTCCCATCCGAGATTTGGAGACCGGTGCCGAATATCCAAGTGTAGAGCATTACTTGGCCGGAATGAAGTATAAGATGGCGACGAATAAGCCAGAGCTCGCTGCACAACTCTTTGGCAGAGAAGGCGAGATTCACCAGGAAGCGCTTCGTCAACGCGCCACGGAATCCGCCCAGGGCGCTCGTGCGCTAACGGCCGAGAGAGAGCATGAGTTATTGAAGACGGAGCGCAAGAAGGTGTTAGAGGAGAGTGATGTGGGTGCAAAGGGCATGAAGAAATACCGCGCGACCTTTGAGGAAGGCAAATGGTTCAGCGTCAAGGACGGTGTCCTCAGGGAGGCATTAAGGCAGCGCTGGGAGGGCGATGAGCGTCTGCGTAGAATTATAACGGCTGTGAAGGCGAAGGGGCTGGTTCTTCTGTATTACACCGGCCCAGGCAGTGGCAGCGATTTGGGTGGAAAGCGCACAGCCGAGGGCTATATTGACGGTGAAAACAAGGTGGGCAGAATACTTATGGAACTTGCTGGTTGGAGAGACCAGTAAACCCCAGCCTTAGGCGGAAAAGCTATACAGTAGAAGAGAATGAGGAGGACACTCCTGTTTATTCTTTTTTATGCCTTACTTGGCGTGGAAACTTCTGGGCCTCCTGCTGCTTCCTTTGGACCCGCTAGGTCCTTAGCAATGTGCCATGTGCCGGTGCCAGAATATGGGGCCACTGTAATCCAAAGAAACCTCGGAGTAGTCCCCACACAATCATCAACACAGTCGAAGACATCTACGAAAACCACCACCGCTTCTAAATCATCGCTGCCTACATTGCCCAATACACGCTCTTCCACAAGCACAAAGACTACGACAGCATCGATGACTTCTACACGCACAGGCTCCGTATCCAGAACATCTTCTTCCACCTCTGCCCGCACGGCATCCATGACATCCTCCAGAACAACCACAGGTTCCACTACTTCCACGAGAACAACTGCCGCCACAAAAACAGCGTCTAGCTCTATAACAAACTCCAAGACATCATCCAGCACTGCATGCACAACGAGGTCAGCTGCCCTATCCAAGACCCCCACGGCAAGTGTTTCACCCACGAGAACCCTCGCCCCATCCAAGACATCCTCAGCATCACCCTCTTACACAAAAACAACACGCCCTTCCAATACGGGTATGGTATCAAGAACTGCGACGCAATCCATTTCTTCTACGAAAAGTTCCACGGCTTCTCCAACTAGCTCACGCAGCGTTAGTAGCTCTAGGACTACAACTGCAAGTGTATCAGGAACAACAAGTATTCGGGCAACTAGAACAGCCACAAAGTCCGTTCAGCCCACAAAAACGAATTCTGCCTCGGTTACGAATACTCGCAGTAGCTCATCTTCCAGAACATCCACTGCGTCCACATGCGGAACAGGCTCTATTCGCAGGACACTAACACCTCCCGTTACACGCAGTGGTACAGGCTCAGTGACACAGACAAAAACGTCTAGCTTATCTTCTACTTCTTCTGTTACGACCAGACGCTCGTTTACAGAGCGTATTACGAGGTCGGCGAGTCCATCTGTTGCTGGCTCCCGCACATCTTCCTTGGGTCCAACGGGTAGTTCAAAAACCGGCTCATCTGTGAGACAAACTCTGACGACTACAACTTCGCCCCAGGATACAGCCACGACTTCGCCTACGTTCAGCCCAAGGTCTTCCTCCACTTCTGCCTCTACGCGGACAAATACTGGCTCTTCAAGCAGGTCAAAAACGAATAGTGCATCTGTCTCATATACACCGTCGTCCAGGCAAAGCAGGTCTCATTCCTCTTCCACAACTGTCTCATTCAGCCCGAGGCAGTCAATTACTGGGCGTATATCGAATACGCATACAAAGACAAATGCCGTTACGAGGTCTGTATCATCGAGTCGCTCATCTCTTCCAACACGTTGCTCCACGGTAACGAATTCACATTCTGTTACAGTGTCGCAAGCAAATACAGGAACGCCCAGTATAACGACATTTCCTACAGGAGTTACGGAAACTGTGACGGTAACGAACACATTTAGTGGAGCGGCATCGCCTACAAATACAGGGAGCAGCCGTGTTTCGGCTAGCCCGAGCTTTACGAATGTGGGCTCTTATTCTAGCTATGGAACTTCGTCGGCAAGCGAAAGTATTTCTGCAACACCTCGGCCCTCGGCAACAGCGGCACCTTCTTCTTCTGAATCCCCAAGCGTATCTGTATCTTCGTCATCACTTCCTTCTTCCACGGCTTCTGCAACAGAAAGCCAAACAAGCTCTAAAACATCCACGGTATCTGTGTCAGAGACAGCTAGTAGGTCTGGCACGAAATCTTCCAGTGTTTCGTCATCGCCTAGTAAATCATCGACACAAACGAAAACACCTAGCGTCTCAGCCACTACATCCAAGAGCTTTACTAGCTCCAAGACGAATACGGTATCCTCTTCTTTTTCTGGGTCGGCACGTATTTCACGGTCTTCTTCTTCCGCTCCCTCGTATACAAGCACGGAGAAACAAACTGCGTCTTCTTCTTCTATTGTGAGTGGCTCAGAGATTTCTTCTGAGAGTCCTTCTGTATGTGTGTCAGAGAGTGTTGTGAATACTTATACACGGGGGCCTTCGGCCACAGGGGAAGCGTCCGTAACGAATACTATTCACGCATCCTCTAGCACATATGCCACAGAAAGTGCTCTGCATACTGGCACAGCTTATTCTACACTGTCGCCCATGGATACATATACGGCTTCCCCATCTGGAGGAGCAAGTCTTTGTTCTAGCGGCTCTCATATACAAACAGCTACGAATACGCCTGATGTGAGTATAAGTAATTCGCCTTCTTCAACGGCAACAGGTAGTGTAAGTTCTAGTGTCTCAGGCTCTTCGTCTGGAACGGCGACGGCTACTGGAAGCTCTAGTGCGTCAGGTATGAGCTCAGAAACAGCAACAGCTTCTGGAAGTGCTAGTGTATCAGGTATCAGCTCAGAAACAGCAACTGCCACTGGAAGTACTAGTGTCTCAGGCATGGCCTCAGAAACGGCAACAGGCACTGGAAGTCCCAGTGCATCAGCTATCGCCTCAGAAACGGCTAGCGCAACTGGTAGCTCTACTTCATCAGGCTCTTCTTCTGGTTCAGCAACTGTGACTGTTAGCTCTAGTGTATCAGGCATGGGTTCAGAAACGGCTAGCGCAACTGGTAGCTCTACTTCATCAGGCTCTTCGTCTGGTTTAGCAACGGCAACTGGAACTCCTAGTACATCAGGCTCTTCTTCTGGATCAGCAACGGCGACTGCTACTTCTACTTCATCAGGCTCTTCATCTGAAACGGCGACGGCGACTGGAACTCCTAGTGTATCAGCTTCTTTATCTGGTTTAGCAACGGCGACTGGTAGCTCTAGTTCATCAGGTCTTTCTTCTGGAGTAGCAACGGCGACTGGAACTCCTAGTGCATCAGGCTCCTATTCTGGAGCAGCAACGGCGACTGGAACTCCTAGTGCATCAGGCTCCTATTCTGGAGCAGCAACGGCGACTGGAACTTCTAGTGCATCAGGCTCTTCATCTGATTCAACCACAAGCTCTCTAACTACGTCGGCTTCTTTCTCTGGGTCAGCAACAGCCTCTCCCTCATCGATAAGCTCAGGCATAGGCTCCGCAAAAGCAACAGATAGTGGAACTTCTAGTGTATCAGGTCTAAGCTCTGAAACAGCATCTGCTTCTGGCTCTGGAACAGCAACAGCATCTGCTTCTGGCTCTGGAACAGCAACAGCCTCTTCCTCAGGTGTAACCTCAGCAACAGCATCAGCGTCTGGCTCTGGAACAGCAACAGCCTCTTCTTCGGCTATAAGCTCTGGAACAACAACAGCCTCTTCTTCGGCTATAAGCTCTGGAACAACAACAGCCTCTTCTTCGGCTATAAGCTCTGAAACAGCATCAGCCTCTTCTTCGGCTATAAGCTCTGAAACAGCAACAGCCTCTTCTTCGGCTATAAGCTCTGGAACAACAACAGCCTCTTCTTCGGCTATAAGCTCTGGAACAGCAACAGCATCTTCTTCGGCTATAAGCTCTGGAACAACAACAGCCTCTTCTTCGGCTATAAGCTCTGGAACAGCAACAGCATCTTCTTCAGCTATAAGCTCTCAAACAGCATCTTCAACTGTTACACCCACGAGAAGCAGCACTTCCACTCTAACACAAACACCCACAGTCTCAAGAACTCCGTCAGTTACGTTAACGCCATCTGGAACACTTACAGGAACTCCTTCTGTATCACAAACACCCACAAGCTCATCAACGCCTTCTAAATCAGGAACCCCTTCTAAAACCCCTTCTAAAACAGGAACTCCTACAATTTCAGAAACTCCATCCGTTACACTGACTGCATCAGGAACACTTACAAGTAGCGGCTCAGGAACACCTTCTAAAACTCCTTCTAAAACAGGAACGCCTACAGTTTCAGGAACGCCGTCAGTTACGTTGACACCAACAGGAAGTGAAACAGGGACACCACCTCTAACACAAACACCCACAAGTTCAATCACGCCTTCTAACTCAGGAACTCCCCCTTTAACACAGACATCGACGCCTACAGGAACACCCTCGGTGACAATTACACAGACATCTACAGTATCAGGAACGCCTTCCAAATCAGGAACTCCTTCAGTAACAACCACCCCTTCCAAATCAGGAACTCCTTCAGTAACAACCACCCCTTCCAAATCAGGAACATCCTCTGTAACTCCTTCAGTAACAACCACACCTTCCAAATCAGGAACACCATCTAGTTCAGGAACACCTTCTAAATCAAGAACACCCTCTGTAACTCCAAGCAAAACAAGAACGCCAAGTAAATCAGGCACTCCTTCCGTAACTCCTAGTGTTACGCCGAGTAAATCAGGAACCCCTTCTTCCACAGTGACAATAACGCCGTCCAAAACACCTTCCAATACTGCAAGCGCGACTGCAAGTTTAACAGCAGGCGGCTCACCATCTTCCACCCCTTCTCGAACATATACACCAACGGCAACATCCACAGGAAGTCGTTCAGGAACACCCTCGGTAACGCCTTCCAAGTCAGGAACACCGTCTAAATCAGGAACACCTTCCAAATCAGGAACACCTTCTAAATCAAGAATGCCTTCTGTAACTCCAAGCAAAACAAGAACACCAAGCAAATCAGGCACTCCTTCCGTAACTCCTAGTGTTACGCCGAGTAAATCAGGAACACCCTCTTCCACAGTATCAGGGACATTAACAAGAACAGCTTCTAACACTGCAACTCCTACTTCTAGCATTACTACAGGCGGCTCTCCATCTTCCACCCCTTCTCGAACATATACACCAACGGCAACATCCACAGGAAGTCGTTCAGGAACACCCTCGGTAACCCCAAGCAAATCAGGGACACCCTCTGTAACTCCAAGCAAATCAGGAACGCCTTCTAGGTCAGGAACGCCTTCCAAATCAAGAACACCATCGGTAACCCCCTCTAAATCAAGAACACCATCGGTAACCCCCTCTAAATCAAGAACACCATCGGTAACCCCCTCTAATACAGCTTCTAAAACGAGAACTCCTTCGGTAACACCCTCTAAATCAGGGACACCTTCTGTGACCCCAAGTAATTCAAGAACTCCTTCTGTAACCCCTTCTAAATCAGGAACTCAAAGCAAAACAAGATCTCCTTCTGTGACTCCAAGCAAAACAAGAACCCCTTCCAAATCAGGCACTCGTTCAAGAACTGGCACAAGATAGAAACGACGCTCTGTGTAAAAAGTTGATTGTGGGGACTCGGCCTATGTCCAAGTCCATACATGAAAGCTAGTAAAATTCCATATACTATCGCCCCTTTTACGGGGGGCACGCCATTACAACCCTGGATGACTCTGGCAATAAAACACAGACATCCAAGGGACAATCTCATTCATTTCGACGAGCCAACGCACATATATACCGTGAAAGGCTCTTCCAAAGGAATCTGCTCTATCACTACCTTTCTCCACCAGTTCTTTCCACACTTTGACCCAGACGTAGTCATTCCAAAGATGATGAAGTCAAAGAATTGGCCTAATTCCAAATGGTTCGGTATGAGCGCGGCGGCAATCAAGGCCGCCTGGTCAGCGAACGGAAAGGAATCCAGCGAGGCAGGAACGGCCATGCATCTCGGCATAGAGATGGTGATGAATGGCGCCGAAGCCATCGTTGAAGATTCCATCAAGGCGTCCATTGAGTGGCGGTATTTCTGGAATTATTGGCGAGATGATTGCGAAATCTGGGAGCCGTGGCGCACAGAGTGGGAGGTCTGGGACGAGGATTTGAAACTCGCCGGCTCTGTAGACATGATTTACAGAAACAAGAAGGATGGCACATTCGCCGTCTATGATTGGAAACGCTCGAAGGAAATCAAGATGGACAATACCTTTGAAACCGGCTACGGCCCTGTGAGTCATCTGCCCAATTGTAATTATTGGCACTATACTCTACAGCTCAATCTTTACAGATGGTTATTAGAGAAGCATTATGGAATCGTAGTCTCTGAGATGGCTCTCGTTATTATGCATCCCAATAATAAGAACTTCAGGAGATACAAGTTGAATCGTCTTGAAGATGAGATAGAGGGTGTGATTGAGGCTAGGCGGCTAGCAGTGGCCGAGGGCAAGGGTCGTGTGGCTGTGTTAGAGGATGTGTGTGGTGGGCATGTGGGAGCACAGGCAGCAGCAGAAGAGGCCGATGAGGCTGAGGAGCCAGCTCCCTTAAAAAGTTATGGCTTCCAAGACTAAGCCCCCCCAGGGCGAAGGCCCCAAGGCAAAAGTCCCCTAAGGCCCAAGCTGGGTAAATTCCTTCTTTAGTATAACAGCCTTACGAATATTCGGGGGAACTTTTTGATATGGAATAGGCTCCAATACATCCATGGACATGGTAATCGTTCCCACTCGCTCGTCAGGCAGTTGTACTAGAAGAAGAAAAGGCGCCGGCATTTGTTTTGCGTGAAGTTGTAGTCTTACGATAATCGGCTGCGGAGGAACAGGATTTCCTGGCTCGTATATAATCTGATAAATAGACAGTTGCAGTTTTTTGGCGATTCGTTTCGCCGTCTCTTCATCTACAATCGGCGTATCTATATCTTGGCCAATGGATTCCAAATAATCTTCGCTCAAACCCTGTTTTTCAATAATACGCGCAATACTACCTGAAGGCTCTTCTATAAAAAAGTAATTATCTCCCACCAATGTCTTCAGCTCTGGGTTAGAGGATGTTGAGAATGCTGGCACCACGTGCTCTGGCTCATATGGCTGGGGCTCAATCGCCGCGTATTCCTCATAATAACGAGATTCTTGTTTCTTTCTCCATTCCATACGAAGGATTTCAGACCACGCCGGCAAATCTTCAGGCACTATATACTGGTCTCCAGAACGAAACGCCGAGGTGAGTTTCACATATTGACTCACTCGTTGTTGTAGCAGCTCCGTACATTTCACTGGGAAACGAATCAATTCCTCTATTAACTTTTTGATTAATAAATCCACTGCAGATACTTCTTTACTCCCAACTGTCACGTTTTCAGGAGTGTGTAATAGGCAATGACTTTGTTCGCCTTCGCCTTCCTCTGGACCGTCCTTCCAGACACATCGCCCCTTACAACCCTCCTTTTCCACAATCACTCTGCAGTCAATGCGTTTTAACGACGGATTCCTATCTGGCGTATGTGCGCTAGGGTCAAGCCACGCTTTCAGCACTGGATACAGACGAATAAATAGGCGCTGGCGTTTCTCAAACAACGGCAAATCCATATTGGGGAATCCATCTTTAAATAATATATCACTGATTTCTTTTTTCAACGTAGGGGTTTCCATAAGAGCATACCAATTGGAAAAGGAAAACCGCAGATGCTGGTAAATCTCTTCAAAGTCCTTGAAGTCCACCGTTTTCACAACATCGGCCTCTAATTTACCAAAGGCAATTTTACGGTCAATGCTCCACATTGTCTCGGTTCCTTCTTCTATCTCTTCTGCCACGGCATCAGATTTCTTGACAGGCACGTGTAAATTGTTTCCAATCACAAGGGCATATGCATAGTTACGTGCTTCGTCCGTTTTCCCTAGGCTCAGAAGACGATGCGTTTTATATGTTTCTGCCTGAATGGGATTTTTGGGGTCTAACATGGGAGGGATTTTCTCTGCATAGAATTTCCGCACAACATCTTCTCTCGCAAGTTTCATGTACAAATTCCTCCATTCTACTTCCAATTTTTCAGTATGATATACGCTGCCGTCATCTATGACAGGAACTAGCACTAGACCGCCTTCTACCCTGTATATAACAAAGGAAACGTGGTTATATATATCTCGCATAATACCATACACCTGGGTTCCATCTTCCTTATTGATTCCCATTGCTTTTCCAAGAGGGAGAAGAGATTTGGCGTGAATATGCGGCGAGTCCGTGTATATACCTAGACCAGAAGAATGACACATTTTCTCAAATTCGGCAACACGTTGCTTCACAATTGGGGGCCAACTCGCATATGTATCCCGTGAGAATACCATAGTAATGTCAGAGCTAGGGTATCCATTCACATGAAACAGCGGCTCCCATATTCCTGAAGCATAGTGTAAAATAAACGCAATATCACACTCTGCATGATGAGGCGTCACACCATATGGAGGACAACGGACTTCCACTGTATTATCCCGTCCAACCTCTAACACAATAAACAGAATCCCATTGTGTCGTATGCGCTTTTCTTCAGAAAAATCTTTCCATCCCAGTAATTTCGGCAAGGATAATAATTGCGCGAATTGTCTATATTCTTTTGTATATGTCGAATCATTCATAATTACATCCATAAAACGAGTATATCCTTTCCAAGCACGCTGTATTAAATCTTTGGGAGTTCCTGCAACAAAATCTATCTTTAACTTTGATGCAAACTCTCTTACTAGATTTGTCTCATTCAAAATACGTTTCTTCTTTGTTTCAGCGTCCTCCTCTATATTCGGTCTGCTGGTTGGGTCATAGAAATCAAATAAAAGATTTCCGTAATTTAGCGATAAAAATAAAGAAGGGGACATGGTCATTAAATTGGAAATATTCTTTTTCATATCGGCAGCAGAATTTTCTCCGAAATAGGGGGCGATTGCCGAGAAGAATGAGTCTGGCTGATTCCGTTTACTATTTTCAGCGGCGATACGGAAAAATCCAGTGGCGTTCGTTTTCTTCGTTGTATTATCTGTCATTAATTTCCAAACCGTGTGGTCTTGAACGACGAGCCCAGGAATCGTGGCCGTTCCCAAAGAATTCTGTGTAAAATAAGTGTCGGCGCCTTTGGGAATCACTCCTATTTGCGGACCATTCTTCGTGAATTCTAGGGGGAGCTTTTCAGCGCCGACAATATATGGGCGGTCTGACATGGAATCTGAGAATATACTTTGTAGCGTGGTTCTATAATTGACGGCTTTTGTCTTAATATCTGATTCTCCTGCTCCTGCTGCTCCTGCTCCTAGCCTTGCGGCGTCGGCTGCGCCTGAGGCAACAGGTCCGCCCTTTACGAGTTTTTGTGCCTGGCTTTTTAAGGGTAAATAGGCAGGATGGTCTGTGTCAATGTAATGATTGCTTATAAAACAGCAAGGTAAATATAAGCCTTGAGGATGCGGCGTCTTTTTCAGGAAATTGACGAATAAATGCTTCTTTCCCTTAACAGAGCGCGATATTACACTTTCTCCCTCTAGCACAGCGGATTTATTTGTTACAAGTCCTTTCCTACAAAATGGGCACATATTCTTATCCTTTGGCTTTCCCTTTCTATCCAGACCCTTATTTTCAAATTCTTCTTTCAGAATAACTATTTCATCATATCTACACCAATATTCAGAGCATATAAAAACATTTGCTTGGCCAGGCAAAAGATTTGAGCCGTAACGAAGTACAGAAATAACCTCGGTTTTTTTACCATCAGGGTCTAAAGCCTTCGGCATTGCAGTTCCCTTTTTCAAAGGATATTCTATGAATAAGACGCTTCCTTTTGTAATTTCCTTTGAATATAAATCTTTCATACGCTCATATTCGTCTTCTGTCATTACGGTGGGCTGTTTCAGCGCATTTGCGGCACACATGGAAGGATATTTTTTGAGACTGGGGTGCGTTTTTGAATAAGAAAACAGGGTTTTGTCATAGAACTGTAGGCGTTTTCTGAAATATACCTTGGACGCTTGCTGTTTTATCTCGGCGACGTCTGTGATTTCATCGTCGTCTTCTTTTGAAGCTTTAGCTCCTGCTGCTGCGCCTTCTTCTTCTTCTTCTCCCTCTCCTTCTTCTCCTTCTGCAGTGTCATCCACAAGAGCTTGAAGGGGTGTTTTTCCTTTGTTTTCTTTAGCAAGTGGAACAGCTGGAGCAGCAGCTGGAGCAGCAGCTGGAGCAGCAGCTGCAGGCGCAGCCTCCTCTTCTCCAAACCCGTCAAAATCGCCAAGGCCGTCGTCAAACTCAGCGGCTTCTCCACCACCTTCGTCAAGGCCTAACTCCTCTTCCACAACAGATTGGACTGCCATAGACTTCAGCTCTTGCTGTACGCCTCCTTCTAGCTCTTGGTCTTCAGCGTCGCCTTGGGCTTGACCCTCCTCTAGCTCTTCAGCTTCTGCCTTCACCTCTTCTTGTTTCTGCTCTTCTTCTAATACTTCTGCAGAATGTAGGCTCTCCTGCTCTCTGAAATTATCAGGGGAAACAGATATCAGCAATGAAAGCAACGTCTTAATACGCTGTAAAGTTCTTTGAGAATCAACTCTATATATGTGAAATGTGTAAAAGGGGTGTTTGCCAAATATTGCAATATCTATGCCTGGATTTTCTTCCTGTGTATATTCCAAGGTTTCAGGATTTATAATGGAATACTTATCCTTATTTAACACAAAGCTGCTAACTCTTCTGCCGGCAACTTCTTCAGATACGTCAAATTCTTCCTTGTATATTTTCACCAACGTGGGAATAGATGTCTGTCCCTGTATTTTCTGAAGATCCAATACCCGCATGAGGAACTGAAAATCACGCGAAGGAGTCTGGAAATTGTTCACGCATTTATAACGAAGAAAGGCGATAGGACTCTGCTCTTTTATTGGGGAACTGGTTATCTGGAAAAAAGAGCGGAAAAACGGGAGAGTTCTGCCGAGACTTTTTGCGGTGATTGCGTCTTTATCTTCTCTCTCAAGCCATAGAGATAATACGACATAGGCGTCGGCGAGTTTTACCGTATTGGGAGAATATATTTTAATAGGCGGCAGCGCCATTCCTAATTTCGGCTGGATACCAGGTATTTTGGACATAACGGAATCTAGGGTTGCCACAAGATTGTATAAATCCGCCTGCTTCGACAAGCTTTTCGCGTCTGTATTCGGCTGGATACTAAACATCGCCGTGCCATCTTGAAATATATTCAGCGTTCCATACAAGGGATGAACACTGCCGCTTCCAGGGCGTATGAGGACTTTGGCCGTTATGAATTCTTGCTCTGGTAAAAGGGGTCTTTCCTGCGACCATTTGACGAGGATTTGCGGGTCTTCCATCGTTGGAATCCCCAAAGGTCCATCGACGTGGATTTTACTGATAGGCGCAGTCGCGTTTGATACAGGATAATAGCGAATATAGGGCATCTCCTCAGATACAGGTGTATCGTAAAACACACTCTCCAGGCGAAACGATTGATAGCCCCCGCCCTTGATGAACTTTGGCGGTTTATCCCATGTAAATCTCAGATTTCTCACGTTGGAAAAATTAATGGCGTCTCCTCTAGTTGTCTCGCCAGGCTTTCTCAGAGGCATCTCTTCAATAAGCATTTGGTCCAGCTTCTCTACCGCCTTTTGTCGCTCCAGGAAACGCTGCACACGAACTGGCGCATATCTTTCTTCTTCCTGGGTCAATGAGCCATCCTCTTGCGATTTGTCGTATTCTGGGAAATACACCTTGAACATTCCTTCCCAGTCCACGCGATTCACGGGGCGAATACCAGGATACGCCGCATAAATGTCAGAATACAAGAATAAATGTATAGTATATACATCGTCTTCTTTGTGAGAAGTCTTCTTGAACAAGACGTCTTCTAGCAACATTTGATTGCGAGGCGTTATATCTTGTATTTGGGGGTTTCCTTCCAAATCAACGAACGCGGGATTCGCCTTTCCTGATGTGACTAGGTCAAAGGGTGAGGCGACTAACGTTGATGTTGATTTATTAAAAAGATATTTCAGATTTGTAAATTGTCTAGGAATAGATTCTTTCAGGAAACACTGGTTTTTAGGGTGAAACTCGGACTTTGTTTCTTTTATATGATAAATAAATGTGGATAAATCGGCCAATGTGTAAAAGGGGTATATGTTATCTAACTCTAGCTCTTCGGACGCCTCATCAGAAGATGCGTCTCGATGAATTAGAATACTCACCTTTTCATATTGTATTGGGGCCTTGAGATTTTGCAGATTCGTCGGTCGGAGTATCTGACTGACGAAATCTTCATATGATTGGTTGGCCTCTTCTTGTGCCATCTACCGTTAAATACTTAATTTAGGAACTCTCTCACACGGGGGCTGCCGCCCAGCGGCATCTAACCAATAGACAGGTCTGTTCCATCCTTCTTCGGGTCATATGCCGGCGAATCTGTAATGCTTACGCCACAGTACTGGACAGGATGTGCTTTGAAATCTTGGTATTGGTATATACCAATGGCCTCAGCCTGTTTCAGAATCCAGCCGAAATTGTTCCAGAAATCTGGACCGTGGCCTATGGAGGGTGTAACGACGTGTGCCATCTCATGGAGGGCGACGAACACCATGATATTTTCTTGCACAAGCGATTCATTTGCGCCTTGTCTCTGTCGGAGGCATAAATGGACTTTCTCGCCCTTGTTAACACTATAGCTGGTATGCTCGGCGGCGGGAGTGGATTCCTCAAATCTTGCCGGCTCAGGAACGAAATTTTGCGCGAGTTGTCGGATTTGCGGCTTGTTTGGAAACTTCTCCTTGAGATACACATACAGCCGCTCTATCTTTTTGCGAACGGACGCAAGTAAATCGGCGGCCTCTTGTTTATCGGCCATATCTCTAACACGATACGTTCTGCCGTCCACGGAGCTTTGTATGGCGACCAAGGGGTATTTGCTGGACTGTCCTAGTGCAGACATTGCAGTGTCAATCAATGTCTGGAGGTCGCTCATCTGACGAGACTGGTGGTTTAATGCGAGTATCTGCGCATTAAAATAACAGTTTCAAAATCAAAAAATCCGTTTATGAAATCTCCAGGTCACGGCGGTTGGTGTCGGGCTCAATGGTGGAGTTATTGAACACCGTCACGGGGACTTGGGGATTCGGGGGCTCGGAGCGCAGCTGGTAGTTGGCGTTGCGGAGAGTCTGGCCAACGGTGTTGACGCCAATGAGGGCGCCGGCGGAGAGGAAGTTCTTGCCCTTGAGAGAGCCGGTGCCCATGGGGTTCTGCTGCGCCCAGACGGAGTTGGGGTCCTTGGGGAGAAGCTCGCCGGGTGTCAGCTGGTCGCGAGGGTAGCAGCCCGCCGGGCCCTGGGCGCCCTCAAAGGCGGCGGGGCCGGCCACGTCCTCCATGTTGGCGAAGCCCTCGGCCTTGGCCTTCTTGCTGGGCATGTTTCCACTGACATCCTCGTCGGCGTAGCCCTCGCTCACAGCGCTGTCGCCGCCCTGGGAATTCTCGTTATCCTCAACCGCCTTCTTTTGCTTGGAGCCAGGCATCTCGTCCTGGCCAGGGGTCTGCATGGAAGAGGAATCGGCGCCCATGGTTCCCTCAAATGAATCCACACGGGATAACAGTCCAAATAGAGTAGGGTCAATCAGATATAAGCCGGCAACCACCAGAACAACTGATAAGGCAATTATTCCCACCGAACGAGAATTGAGCGACGCCATTATGCTTCTGAATTAGTGGTAGGCAATATTTTTGAGAACAAGTTTGTAGTTATTCCTCTTCCTCTTCATCCTCCTCCTCCTCCCAGTCGGTGTCCTCGCCGTAGATGGAGCAATATTCCTGGGTTAGGCGCTCGGCGTGGAATAAGGCCCGGGCAGCCTTTTCCCTCGCCCTCATTACTTTCTTTTTATCAAGTTGCTGCCGGGTCGGACCAATCCCAATAACCTCGCTGCCTTCCTCTGCGCCCATGGGAATTTCTTCATCTAGGGCGGCCTCTTGCTGCTGCTTCTTTTGGTCTTGCTCGTCGTCGGGGAAATCCAAACTCAGCTTCTCGTCTTCCACTTGTGCCACAATGGAACAAGTGAATAGGAAGGAGTCCTTGGAAATAAAAAGCTTTTTCGCCTGCCATTCGACAGAGCCTTCAAATGTGGAAGGAATATCCGCTGTCGGAATGTCATACCGTATCTTCCCATTGAGAAAGTCTTCCGTAAGAGGCCTGGAAAACCATCCTTGCGTCGCATGAATCAGGTGCTTTACACGCTCGTTCGTATCAATACACTCGGAAAAGTCCTTGATAAATGCTCCGCTCTCTCTTCTGACACAAAGCCGGAAGCCATCCGTAATATCGCAGGTGTATATTCTTGTTTTTGCATCGTAAACTGGCTTCGTAAATTTCATTTCGCCTCTGGCCTTTGCGGGTAATTATTAATGGAAATTTATACTCGGAGCTCAGAGGCGCGCAATGTCTTCGCCGATGATTGAACAATTATTAGATAAAGCGATTCAGATTTTACAGAATGATAATTTAAAGAAGAAGATTGAATTACACCTTTTACAGCCATTCATGCAACACGCAATTGAGTTAGTATTTCCATATGTAATTATCATATGTGTTGTCTTTGGAGTGTTGATAATTGTGACAACAAGTATATTGTGTATTCTCGTCTTTAAAATCACTGGCAGCGGAGCTGTTGGCGACGTTGCAGCCTCTGTTGCCTCTGTAGCGGCAACTTAGCCCGCAGCATAGGCTGCGGCAACTGTAAACGCTTCACGAGAAATATTCTTATTAGAGATGGCGTCGGGTGGAGCAGAGCTAAAGACACAGGACTTGGCCGGCATGATTCGGAGCTGGATACACTTTGATAATCTGGCGGCCACATTCAATCGCCAATCGCAACAAGCCCGGAGTGCCAGGGCGAGATGGGAAGAGCAGGTTCTTGGATATCTGAGGGCAAACAGTTTGACCAATGCCATTATACAAATTGCAGGAGGACGTTTGACAGTTGTGGAAGAGAAGCATGCCCAGCCTCTTACTCTTCAGCGGATGGAGGCACTTTTACACGAGTATTTTTCCAAGCGGCCGGCTGGAAGCACCGACGAAACTGCCGATATTATGGCCTTTATCAAGGCGAATCGTGGGTCTACATTGGAAACCCGACTGAAAAAAAGTTGAAACGGCCGGCGTCATATTAGAAAGTATCAAGTTGTAGATGCCTCGTTATTACAAGTCCGACGCCACCGACTTCCAGCTGTGGTTGAGCCAGCCTGTATGGGTAGGCAACGACCAAGCTGAGCGTGCGACCGTTATACCGTATATCTTGGGGGGTCTCTCCCGGTTTATGAAGGCTCATGGATACATGATGGATTCCGACTGGAATGCTGGGAATGGCTATCATCTTGCCAAATGGATGTATGACATCCATGTGCAAGAATATGCGCGCATGAGTGTGAATGGCCATGTGAAGATTCCCGATATCCTCCATCGAAATACGAATGAGGATATGACCGAGTTCTATCATACGATAAGCTGTGAGCGCATTGAGGCATTTATGGAAGGTATGCAGGAAATGGAGGACTTGGATATGGGTAGTCGCCCTGGGCAGCGAATCTTTCACGGCCTACAAGATTTCCTGTACCGATTTGTTGACCTAGAATCCAGCAAGCAAGGACGCTTGATTGCTGAAATGTGGGATGATTCTGCGTCAGACTCTGATGAGGAGTTCTGGAATAAGAAGAGGGACGTGTATTTGGTTGATACGACGAGGGGGTATCATGGTTAGCGAAGCATCTTTGTTAGCGGAGCGGAGCAGCGCAGCAGCGGAGCTGCGGCTTCTGAAAGTTCCAGCCTTGCGGCTTCTAAGAGTTCCAGCCCTTTGAGTTAAAGGGAAGTAGTCCCATATTATCGGCCTCCGCCTTGAACTGTGATACTTTTTTATCATAGGCCAGCGCATCCGGTGATAGGGGAGCACCCGCCGCCGCTGCAAGTACATCTGACTTGCTCTGAGGCGGCTTCTTTCCAACACAGGTGACACCGAAGCGCATTTCGGGATTGTCGAAATAGCCGCCGTTCATTCCAGGGCGGCCGCACGCCATGCGCTGCTCTTCGGGGCCGCTCTGGAGTTTTTGATAAGTGTCATCGGATGTGGGATAGACGGCGAGCTGTCCTTTGACCCAACCGTAGTTACACCAATCGGCACCCTTTGACCACGCCTCCTTCACCTGCTCGTATGTGGCCAGCTCGGCACCGAGAGCCTTACAAAGGGGCTCCGCGTCATAATAGGTGTATTTGTTGGACGATACATTGAACACCTCGGGCTTTCCGCCGGGCAGAATCTTTTCCATCACCGCCTGCGCATTGGGGTCACTTCCATCAGCAGAGCCCGGGGCTTTCCCTTCATCGGACTCAGCACCTCCAGGAGCAGCAGGAGGCGGTGTCTTAGGACCGAAATATCCTGTCACAACTTCTTTGGCACTGTTCCATGCATCCACGATTTCTTTCGTATAGACCATCATTATTCCGAGGAATACTAAGACAACTACGACGAATATCATTATACTCACAACAGAGACCCCTGTTGCGGAGGAAATAGAATTGCCTGCATTGCTCGCCGCCCCCATCATCGTATTCTTTGCAGAATTCGTAGACTTCCCTAACCAGTTGCCCCAAGAGGCAGAGGCAGGCGCATTGGGCGTGGCTGCGTTCAACGGGAGTAGGCTATTCAATAATTTCGAATTCGTCCTACTGGAGTTCATCTCTATAAGTTGGAAACAAAGTCTTGTCTTGTTTTATTAGATATGTCCAACAGTCCATCCTTCTTTGAAGAAGTTCCACCACCTTCACCGCTTGCTAGTGAATCAACAAAAGTAAACACAAAAGTAAAGACACAAGAAGAGATACTAGAGGAAGAAGTAAAGAAACTGAGTGTAAAAGTAAAACGTTTGTTATCAGATAAGAATACAGCAATAGAAGTTTATGACGACAGTAATATGGATCAGTTGGCAAAGATATATGAAGAACGTATAAAACATAGATCTAAGTTTTACATATTACAAGGAATTATAGAATCAATTCTTGGAGAATATAGACTACAGGAAGAACTAATCAAACTCAATGAAAAAGCAATCGAACTGAGTCAAAAAGTAATCACTAAATTACCCGATGGGAAATCAGAAGAAGTGTATAGACACAGCAATATGCGTAAATTGGCAGAGCTATATAATGATATAGCAAAGAGAAGTGGATTAGAAGAGTTAAAAGAAAGAATTAAAAATATTCTTGAAGAGCACAAAACAACTTCTGAACGCATAGGAAAAACATATGGCATTGGATATCTTCAAAAACGTAAGGCGAAGAAGACACGTAAGACACGTAAGACACGTAAGACAGTAAAAACACGCAAGTAAATATCAAATGGCGAGAATTATCAATTCTCAGATTTGATATACGACTTTTACACATCACCCCCAACCGTGCGATTGCCGCCACGCTCGTTGATGAACTTGCGTTGCTTGGGCGTCGTGCAGACGCAGCCACCGTCGCAGCTGAAGGACGCACCGCAGCACTCGGGCTTGCACTGGTTGTTCTTGAACATGAAGAGGCTGTCAGGGCCAAGCTCCACCTCAGGGCCGCGAAGAGGCTCGTTCGGGGAAGTGTAGCGCCACTCACTCACACCATTGCCCGTCTCCAGCTTCACGCCGTCAAACTGACCCATGGGCACATAAGAAGACTTTGCACCAGCAGGAGAGCCGGAATAATTGCGGAAACCTGCCACCTCCTTCTTATCCTGAAACCCTGCCTTCTTATTCGCCATATGACTCACGAAACCCTCGCCTGTCGCCGTAAATACCGGGGAAGCGAAGGACATCATGAGAACATTGGCAATAATAAGCAAACATAACGCACTTATTAAAAACGTGGTGCGGCGCATTTTCTATTAAGAGCCAATTAATTGTTCAAAACGGATTGTGTAAAAGGATAAGTCTCGTGGATTCGGGCGGCACCGACTTCCGTGAAATCTCGCACGAGCATGCGACCGTGTTTCGGTTGCAGCGGATAACCCACCATAAATGTTCCAGATTCTGTCACGAGCTGATATCCTTCTTTCCGAGAAAGCTCTCTCGATTTACGGGGTACAGCAGGATGATTCCACTGTTTCTTAATGGGCATATAATACCAGACGGATTCATTCGGACCGCTTTGGGGTATATCTGACGAAGTGTCCTTATATATTCCAATTACACGCGTCAAGCCTTTTCCATCGCCTATCATATCTCCTATGCAAACTTGGTGAATCGGTATTTTTGTTCCCAGCCCATCTTTCCAGACATATGTCTCTTTTCCAAACAATCCTCGGCCTGCTGCCTGGCGTAAGGGTTTGACATCGGCGTCTTTTCCGTTGAGGAGTTTGTAAATGAGAGTTTCCCAAGCAAAGTCTATTTCCTCATGCTCTCCAGGCAACTCTTCCCAGTCACGTATAATAAATCCCTCTTCTCCTTCGCCGCCTTTCACTTCCCATGTGCGGGTCGTCGTATTCAGACAATACAAGAAATCTGGGGGCGGCGTCACCCCAAGAGGCAGAGCCTCATAATGCTTTTCTGCAGGAATCCATTCTCCGTCGCATAAGACAAGATGCGTTTTGCTTATAATGACACCTCGTATAGAAACACACTGTGTATCAGGTCCACATTTCACCTTTAACACACCCTCCACTTCGCCGCCAACCGCCAAGGCTTGTCCACCCGCTAAGGCTTGTCCACCCGCCAAGGCTTGTCCACCCGCCAAGGCTTGTCCACCCGCTAACGCTTGTCCACACTCTATATCACTCACTTTCTTCCAACCGTCAGCACACTTCACGAGTGTATTCGGCCCCACACAGAAAGAATCTCGCATTCCACTCACATTTGCGGCGTATACGGTGCTCGATAATATGCCAATCATCGTCAAGATAATGGGAATCACTGGCCACATGACAAAGAATAAGAAGACCACGAGCACACAGAGAATCGCCAGAATGGCAATAATCACCTGTATCACAAACCCAATACTGTTTTGTATGCCCTTGTACAACGACATTCCCGCAAACACGGAAGCAGTGGCAATTCCAAAAATACGGTCCATTGCGCTGAACAGTTTGAAAAATATCCGCCCAGCCTGATACAAGAAAATACTGAATTTCTCCCATAACTTGTTGAATACACCAAGCAAGGGCTCCATCAAGGAAGACGCCATGCTGCGCAAATAGTTCATAGAATTGTTAATCGGTTTCGTCGCCTCCATTTGTTGGGCAAACAGTGCCATGACGGGCTGTAAGAAAATGGAAATAGAGGAATCAATGATTCGCCCAATACAAAAGCTAAAATTCTCGCTGGAAAAGTCCGACGGGTCTATGGTGGGGTCGTTTTTATCTGGCACCATATGCGCCATTGCCATGACAAGAGGGTCGCAACGTCGTGCGTCCCAATTTGCCCGGATTTCTTCCAATTGCATGGTTGCATACGAATATGCGAATATTCCTATGAATACCAGTGTAACTGCAAGAAGCGGAAGAGCTTCAAGCATCTCTGATGGAAGCCTAGATAGAAAGGGTATTCATGGAAGCCGCATACGGAGCCTCCAAGTCGGGCGAATGAACTTCCACATAATCGCGAAAGATTGTCCCGCGCTCCGTTTCTATAGATGCAGACGGAGTGACAACAAGAGAATAAAATATCTCGGGCTTCTCCAGCTTCACCACAGGGACAATGGAAGAAACACGCCTCCACTGGTTTGTTTGGCTGCACCAAACCGCCGTCGCCGGTGCAAAACGCTCCCCATGATACTCACACACCTCATCACATTCCTTTTTCACAATCCCAATCACTCGCCCTGTAGTTAGTTGCGACCCTAGCGGAACGCAGGAAATAGGAACCGGGAATTGATTATTCTTCAAAGGTATCATTGTATCGGCAGAGCAGGCCATGGCTGAAGATGTAGAGATAGGTTTCTCAAGAATAGAGTCCTTCCCATTTAACATTTTTAACGCTAGGTCCATGGCTGCCGCATCGCCGCTTTCCGTCTCGTCATAGTCTCTGAACACGTATTCCCCAATTGGGAAAGAGTTGGTGGACGTATTCAAACAAATGAGCGGGCGACTGACCCCACCAGACCAGTCCTCAGCCGGCCGTGCATCAGGATGCTCGGAGGATTTTATCCACTTCCCTTCATATAAGACATAGTGATTCGTACTTACGGTTATGCCTTTGCCTGAAGACAAAGGAAGATAAACCATCGCCTGTCCGTCTGCATTGAACTGGAAGGTCGATGTCACTCGTTCGCCCCCCATAAACTCGTCTCCAATCTTCACATGGCGAATGGCTATTTCCCCTTTTCCTTTGATTGTCACAGGCGTGTCGGGGTCAAAGCAGAACGTGTCCAAGAATTTGAACAAGAAAGTATTGCCGAAATTCTGGGTCGCCTTTATTCCTGCCATGCCCATAAACATGACAGAATACATCGTGCCAAATACACGACCCATTAAAAACTTCAGACGAATGGCCGACATTTGTATCCTTTGGAACAGAACTTGTAGGCGTCCCGAGAATTCTCCGAATACCTTTGTTACAGAGCCGACGATGGTGGCAAATATCATACGTATCGAATTAATACTTGCCAACATCGTCAGAAGAATATTCACGAAGTCTTTCAAGTATGTGTAAAAGGGTCCTATGGCTGCTTTTGCACGCTCGTCAAAGCCGTGTTTCAGACAGAACTCCATGTTTTCCGTCGCATCGTGTCCGTAGAAACCTGCCATAATCATCACATCAGGACGACATCGGTATTTGTCCCAGTTTTTTGTAATCTTATCCACGTCCGCCAGCTTGGAAAATCCCACCAAGATACCTATAAAAATAAGTGTCGTGAGGAGAAAGCCAAGCATCTCTGCTCTTGTGAATGAAACTAACTCAGCACATAATGCGTGCGTATCCAATCCCTATCGGACGCAAATGTTTGCGACGCCTTCGGACTTGTCAGTGTAGTCAGTTTCGCAACGGCATCCAGCTTTCTGTATAGATTGAGAGAGCCGAGTTCTTTAATCGCCGTGGCAATTGCACGTCTTCTCACCTGCTCGGGATTTTTGTAGCTGTATCCAAAGCGGCTGAGCTCGCCCTTCTTGAGGGGGCCGATGGTAGGAGCACCAGGGGCGAGTTTGCCGGGCTTACCCATATCTTTTACACATGATGACTTCACGCGAACTAGTTTTCTGGTTCCGTTCTTCTTATTTACCACACGCGTATAGCCGTGCCTCATGATTTTACCAGGAGGGCAGTTCCCCCTTTGCTTTTTGGCCTTGGCCGTAGACTTGATACACGACCCTTTTACACGGATGCCATCTTTACGCACATATCCCTTTCTTCTCGTATAACCAGGCCTACATTTATTATGCTTGAGCTGCATGATGAGCCTTCTTCCTTATGTTAATATTTATTTTGCTCCTGCTCCTGCTCCTGCTCCTGCCCCTGGCATAATTGGTTGTTGTACCGTTGTATTTAAAACTCTTGAAAAGTTCCCGCTTTCAAATATCTTTTCACACCAATAACGTAATTGCGTCGTCACATCTGGATTCCAGGGCTTTAATACATTTTCTAGATTGGTAATATAGATTCTAAACTCATCGTCAGAATTGACAGGCGCTTGTAAAGATGCGATATAATATTTCGTCTGATTGGAAACATTTCTTAACTGGGTATTTATTGTGTTGAGGGCAGCAGGGCTCTGTGTAAGAAGAGATAGTTTGTTTACTAGGCTTATTTTGTAATCGTTCATCACTCTTACACCTTTGTTAATCTTTTCTTGAATGTGGGCCGGGATTTCTTCTATTGTATTATCGTCCATTCTGTAATAGAAACATAGTAATTACAATGAGTGCTGCCGCAAGTATGAGGAGCCAAGTTTTTGACTGAAGGCCGATGGTCTTTCTGCGAAAGAATAGCACTGCCAATATGAATACGATAAATAGATACAATATTCTGGAATCATTGCGGCGTTTACCGAACGCTCGAAATCCTTTAAATCCTTCCTTTTTCTCCTTTTTATCTAACTTGCTCACATCAACGTCATATGTGGAATCCACCGCGGCCTGTGCTTGTAGAAGCGTAGTAGCTTTCATAATAGATTCGGGCGAATTCGGGTCTTTATACGCAACCGCTGTCCCTCCCGCCGAGCTGATTATAGGTATATTCGCATTAAATGAAGGTATCGGGGGAAGAGTAGATTTTATGGATGCTGCGGACATCCTATCTAAAATTAGTTCGTCGAATTAAATCAGAAGATGTCCAATCGTCGCCGTCCGCAGTTACCCGAAGAGCCACCGGCAATTCCCTTGGAGGCGGAGGAGGCGGCGTCGCGAACGGTGTTTATCAACGACAATATTCGTGTTATACGCCAGCTAAAATCGCAAGGGAGGTCGGCAGACGAGATTGAGAAGGAGGTGCCTGTATTTGCGAGAGATTACCCTGCAGTGTATAAAATGGTGTTAAAGATAAATCTGGAATCGGAAAAGGAATCGGCTCCTTTAAGGACAATGATTGCCATGCTGGACAGAATGGGCAAAGGCCAGATGACGCAGGACCAGGCGTCTGGCGTTGTGGGGCAGCGCCTCTATGACACGTATATTAAGCCGAATATTGATGAGTCTGGTCCCTCTGGGACACGTTAGACTTTATGAATATAATCCCTAGAATTATTGTTTGTATAACACTTACTACTGCCACAGGATTAGGGAATCCACGATATCTTCCTCCAGGAACCCAAAAACTATTTATATGTATCCAAAAGAGAAAAAGGAATCCTATAATTGCTAGTATTGTAAGAATAGACATTGTCTATTATTGCAATAGTTTAAATTCACGGGATAATATAGAATGAAATTTCCTGGATTTATGAAATCGTTTTTGAAGATGGTCATTCCTAAAGGTTGGGGACCAAGGATGTCAAAATATGCACAGCAATACAATTTACCCTCTAGGAAACTTACGAGAAAACTTGCCAGAAAAAAACTGGCACTACGACGCTCTACAAAACGTTCCAAACAAAAATTGCATCGACGAACGTCTCATTAAATGTAAAAATAGACACAACATCCCTATGGAAGAGCGACAGGTATGGTTGGACGCATTCTAAAAGCCGAAGCGCTTACACCACGCCTTGCTTTGACAGATATTTTCAAGAATATGCTCGTATATCTCGGGCAGCTCATTCTTCATATGAAGTGTTTCTTGTATAGAATTGATTTGTAACGATTCTTGCCAAGAAATCTGCTCTTGTAGAAGGCGTTTAACGGGCTCTGGCCACGGGTTTTTGAACAGCTGTGTAAGAGGTGATTGTATATGTTTGACCTGGGCTTGTTGTAGGTGGGCGATCATCTGAGCGGCTGTGGCATCGTCTTTTCCGTGATACCCTTTTCCTATGAAATACCGCTCGGAATTACACGGGCGACTGGTGGCCGGCTTGTAAATGGTGAAGCTCTCAAAAAGCAAAGCACTGCCCAGAATAAGATCCTGCGTTGCACTTCCGTAAATATCAAAGAGTTTGATAATCATCGTTCCGTCCTTCTTCAATGTATTGAGGCCGATTGTAAAGGAAGACAATAGAAGCGGGAAGGCCATTTTTTCCTGGTTCGTATAATCGACGCTGAAATCGAATCCGCCGTCTGCAGTGAATAAATGCGCGCCCCCTGCTCTTTGGCTAAACCATGATTGATTAGTCGGTTTGAGAATATCCCCCGTATCATCTGCGCCGTATTCCAGGCGAACTTGCGGGTATTTCTTGAGAAAATGCGTGGAGCGTCGCCAGCCAGGAATATTGGACTTGGTCGGCTTCAGTGTCATTGCATACACCCCTTTTACAGGGATTTTGTGTTTTACTAGATGCTCTATGGTGGCCTGAACGAATCCACCAGGGCCTTCGCAAATATGGGCGGAAATGAAGGGCTGGCTGCTCGAAGTATTAGTCCAGAATTCGGAATGCTCCAGCATCTCAATCATTTTGAAATAGGAGCGGCTGAGTGGCTGTAGTTTAACGAGACTAGGGAAAGAGCCGTCATCTCCTGAAAACACCGCCTCATATGGATTCATGATTTTCTTTCGCAGGTCCCATTCATCGGCATTTTCAACATTTGCTATACTGTTCTTACAAGAAATCACTGCAGGATGCTCCATTTCTTTCCAGCCCTCTTGAATAAAAAACGGCTCTTGTGTCTGTATATTCGTGATGTCTATCGTCACGAATTGATTATCCTCCCAGGGGACATAGGTCCGCTGCATTATTATTTATATTCGCCCTTCGTTTAGGGCGGGTATGGCGCCAACGGGCGAGGCTATTTATTCATCCACCAACTCCACAAACTCAACGTCAGGCTCATCCTCCAGATTTACAGTAGAGCTGGGGAGAGTGAGATTCATCTTGAGTCGTGCGGCCGAGCACATGTCGTCCTGGGCTTGTCTGTATTCCTCCTCCACTTCCTCCTCGGTAGGCGCAGGAGCCTCTCCCTGTAAAGGCTTGGAAGGGGGCAGACCCTTTTGTAGGCGCATCACCGCAACCTCGTCCAATAGAATATCGCTGAATGCCGTGCCACCACGAATCGGCTGGCCGGCCATCACATTCGCCGATACGCCCGTCACAGGGTCAATCTCGCCGAACACCGCCGCCTTCAGAAGAATACGCTCCGTCTCCTCAAAGCTCGCCTTGGCAAGAGGGCCGATGTCCAGCTTGTTAATACCGTAGCGATCCACCGACATCAGGCGGCCAGCACGCGTCATCACGTCCACCAAGAGACCCAGATGGCGATAGTTAATCTGGCCTTCCTCGAACAGAGTCGTGATTTCCGTGTATAGCGTCTGGCGCGTGGCCTCAATACCGAGCTGCGAATAAATGTCATGTACGTGGGTGCTTGTTACACGAGATGCGTCCACTGCAGGGTGGTTCATCACCTCCAGGAAATTGCTCCCATCCGTGTCCAAGATATACTCCTCGGCAATCTCATACTTGCCGTCGGCCTTGTTATATGCAAGGCGCTCTGAGCCTTTGCGGAACGTGGCCGCCTTGATACCAGGCACGCCACGGATAATCACGGAGTTCAGTAGCTTGTTCTGGAACTTCTTGTATGCCGTCAGCGCATCAAGAGAAGAGGGATTCGTCTTCTCCTCTGATTCAGCCGCCTTTGAAATGCGAATACGCATCACCAGCTTCTGGCTGTTGAAGTCAGAGTATATGAGGTTAATATCATCCTCAAAACGGCGACGAAGGACAAATAAGATATCGTCCATGGTAATGTTCTTGTCAAACATGTTCTGGCGATTGAACTCCAGACGCAGCACATACTTGCTCCATGTCTCCTCTACCGCCTCCGCCGCCTCAAACATCTTATAGAACGCCAGCAACTCCCTATCTTCCTTTAACACAGTGGCAGAGTCGGTGGGGTCGTAGTAAATGGCGGTCTTGATGGTCATGTCGCGCAGTAGCGTCAGCTCCAGCTCCTGCGCCACCTCGCGCGCCTTCGCCTTGGAATTGGAATACTCCTTCTTCAGCGGGATTGTGAGCGAAATCGCCTTCGGATTCTGCGTAACCTTGAGCAACTCCTCCAGACGAGGGACGCCTCGAGTCACGTTGGACTTACTAGCTACACCGGCTAGATGAAATGTATTTAGGGTGTTATGTACCATAATAGCGTCATCAACCATGAAAGAATCGTTTCCGGGAACCGTGAAGTCATAGACGAATACCTGAGGGTCGTCCAGGTATACGAGCTCTACGATTTCATCCCAGACCACATCAGCATCAACAGCCGACCTGAGGGTGGCTATCTTTTCCAGAACTTCTTTTGTTGCATTGCCAGAGGCAGCAGCTGCAGTAAAGTCCTCCACATATTTGGCAAGTGTGAGGCGGCCGACGCTCTCCTTCTTCAACCAACGCCCGTAATTACGGCTCTGGCCAGGCATATTGAGCGCCTTGCCCACCTCGGCAATCAGACGCCCGCACGCAGGAATTTTATCATACAATTCCTTTGTGTCGTGCTTATTGGGTCGAGCCATATAGGCTATTATTTCATCTAGAGCCACCACCTTCTCCTCCAAGGTAAAGCCAATACGCTCCTTGAATAGCGCCGCATACTTCTTGAGAATGCTTATCGTGTGCATCACCTTGCCTGGCATGCGAATAGAAGCCTCCTCGCCTAGAGCAGCAAAGAATCCGCAATAGGAAAGCAGGCGATTCACGTGGCGAATCAAATCCTTGCTGCGGCTTCCCACACGAATCATCTGTTTATCGGAATTCACGTTGCCGTCGCCGTCAAAGTAACCACTCAGAAGACCCAGCTGAAACTCCTTGGGTGCAGAGTAGGTGACAGGACCCACCGTCTTCTCGTAAGAGCCAGTCTTAAACTCCGCAGATAAGAAGTCACGCAGCTCTTTGGAATGGATATTTGTATCTTTGCCAGGGCCATATTCGCCCACATACTCTTTTACGGAAATCTTCCAATTATACTTGGTGGCCAGTGTACGAATAGACGCCTCTACCACAGGGTGAATCTTGGTAATTCTCACAGTTGAACCATTGAAAGACCCATCGGCCAGATACATGCCGCATAACCAGCCAAACGCACGGTCGAGCGTAAACCCGCTGTGCTGGGTAATGAGCGACAAAGGAACCTGCTCCACCTTTGTGGCGATAGGAACACGCATGCCCACACGCAAATCAGAGCCTAGAATGGGCTCAACACCCTTCTCCGTACGCTTGAGGAAGGAGTGAGAAAGAGTGGCCGTCGTGCTACGGCCGGACTTTGTAACCACCTTGACAAGCCCGCCATTCGCTGGGTGACGACTCACCTGGCTAATGCGCTTCCAAGAGGTCTTCTCATCGTTGCTAACGCCCATGATATAGAAATCCTCCGCCAGGTCAAGAACCACACTGTTATGGCCAATCTGTATGACGTCGTCAGCATTTTGTGCAATAATCTTGTCGATGATAGAGCCGATTGACCCGACCTCGTTACCCCCATTTTTAGAGAGTTGAACAAATGTATGATACGAACAGCTCATCTGAGTTGATGGTTCGCCAATACTCTGCGCCGCAATAATTCCCACCTGCTCGCCAGGCTGTACCCACGCCTGCCAGTTCTTCGTGACCAGCACCTCGCACAGAGTGTCAAACGCCGACTCTGTGAAGCGTTGCTCAACAATCAGTTTCATGGGGCAGAGATGGTAGCGGAGAAGAGCCGCCCACATTTTGTGGAAGCTCTGCGTCTTCTCTAGCACAGCCGTAATACCCGCAATCACGTGCCTGGGCGTAAGATTCGTCTTCAACCCCGTGTTCAGGCCGAATTTCGTCTTGATGTTGAGAATCAAGCGCTCCAGATTGACCGCCGCAAAGATAGACCCCTGGTTTCCGCTGCGGAACACCCCCTCCACCACCATCTTCTGGTCATCCTTCACGGACTTGACGAAGTCCTTGAGAAGCTCCGCGTCGTCGCCGCGGTCTGCGCCATCCGCCAGCACCGCCGCCAAATCCACGCCCTCCAAGCCAAAGTCGCGAAGAATGTCTGCATCCGTTAGTTTAGCCATATCCAGGCTCTGGCTCTCAATCTTCGTCGAGTTAATGCCGTCCTCGCCGTAGTGGAATTGCGCGATGTTCATGTTTGCATCACGCACAGAGCCGTCGTGCTGGACCACCAAGTCCTCCATCGCCTTCACCAGGCGGCGCTGAATATAACCCGTGCTCGCCGTCTTCACTGCAGTATCAATCAGACCCTCACGACCTGACATGGCGTGGAAGAAGAACTCCGTGGGGCTGAGTCCGTTGATAAAGGAGTTCTCAATGAAGCCACGTGCCTCGGCACCGTCGTCATATTTCTTGAAGTGCGGAAGAGTGCGATCCTCAAAGCCATACGGAATACGCTTACCGTCAATGTTCTGCTGTCCCACACACGCAATCATCTGCGCAATGTTAATCGGACCACCCTTTGACCCAGCACGCACCATGGCCGTCATACGGTTCTCATTCGCCAATGAATTATAGCCGATGTCACCCGCCAACTCCGTGGCCTTGTTCAGAATGCCGAAAATCTTGTCCTCAAACTCGGCCTGATTAGACTTGCCTGTGTTATTATCAAACAGGTCCTGGTGTAGGCTGAGCAAAATCGTCTCCACATCGGATTTCTTCTCCTGGATTTTCACGTTCATCTCCCCCTTCGTGGTAGAATCGGCAATCAAGTCGCTGATACCCACGGAGAAGCCGTTATACACGAGGAACTGCTCAATCGTGTTTTGCATGGAATCAATGAAATTCACGGTACGCTTGCTGCCGTAATCATTGAAAGTCATGTGGATAATGCCCTTGGAGGCCTTGCTAAACACCGACTTGTCAAACTGCCCCTCCTTCACCTCGCCCTCGCGAATCACCACCTTCTTCTTGGACGAGTTGTTCATCTCCATGTTAATGGGCGGCATCAGCTGACTCAGCACCTGATGGCCAGTCCAGCGAGCATCGTCCTTGGGAGAAGGAACGACGCCCTCAAAGTTCTTGTTCCACATCATCAGGTTCATGAACTCACGGCGATTGAACTTCACATGCTCACGGGTCAGACGGTAGCTGCCCACGAGAGTGTCCTGAACCACGCCAATCACGGGAATGCCGTCGCGGGGACGAAGAATTTGGTGCGGCACGGCGGCAATCTCCTCCAGCTCCGTCGCCGCCTCGTAGCTCTGCGGGCAGTGCATGTTCATCTCGTCGCCGTCAAAATCGGCATTGTAGGGCGCAGTAACAGACACATTCAGGCGGAAGGTCTTGTACTTGAGCACCTTCACCTTGTGCGCCATCATGGACATTCTGTGGAGCGTCGGCTGACGGTTGAATAAGACAATATCGCCGTCCATGAGATGGCGATTTACGATGTCGCCATAATGGAGAGTAATCTCGCCCGTCTTCACGTGCCGCAAGCTAATGATGCGGCCATCGGCGCGGCGAATCGTCTTTGCGCCAGGGAACTTGTCGGGCCCGTTCTGGACGAACTTATAGAGGCGCTTCAGATTGAACTCGGTGACTCGCTCGGGGCGCGTCAGATTCATGGCAATCTTCTCGGGAACACCCAGCTCGGCAATGCTGATGTTCGGGTCCGGAGTAATCACGGAGCGGGCGCTGAATTCCACGCGCTTACCCTGGATGTTATAGCGAATACGACCCTCCTTTGACCCAAGGCGCTGTTGGATGGACTTGAGAGGGCGGCCGTTGCGCTGGGCGCTAGGAGCCACGCCAGGGATTTGGTTATCCACCAGGGTGGCAATGTGATACTGGAGAACGTTCGTCCACTCATCAATCACCGACTTCGCCGCATTCGCTTGAATGCGGGGCATCAAATATGTGTTATTCGTCTTGATAATCTCCGCAAGCTTGTGCGTCAGGTCATCCTCGGAGCGCTGGTTGTTGTCCTGGATTACGGAAGGGCGAACCTGCGGCGGGGGAATGGGGAGAACCGTGCAAATCATCCAGTCGGGACGGCACCAAAAGCGGCTGAGACCCATGAAATCGACGTCCTCGTCCAAAATGCGGCGGAAGAGGCGGAGAACGAACTCCACTTCTAGGGGCTGGCGCTGCTTCTCTGGGCGGTTGTCTTCGCCAACATTATCCAAGTCGTCCCACTCCGCCACGATACGCGCAATGCCCTCGCGCACATAGCGCGTCGGCTGGCGAGCACCGCAACCGTCCTCTGTCTCATAGCCGCAGCGCTTCATTTCCTTGGACGCCGTAAGCACCTCGCGCCACCTCGCCTCCCCCTTGCGCTTCAGTAGATGCTTTCGAAACTTCTTGTCGATAAGAAGCTTCGAGCAACGGATACAAACACAGGACAGGACGTTTTGGATGAAGGGGAGGAATTGGATGTAATACACGGGGCGGGCGAGGCGGAAATGGCCAAAGTGACCGGGGCATTTGTGATTTGTCTGGCCACAGCTGCGGCACTCCCTGCCATTGTCTAGAACACCCATGCGTGGGTCAAAGAGACCGCCAATCTTTGGCTCGTTCCCTTCGTATGTGCCGCCGTTCGTAATCTCTACGACGGAGCGCCGCTCAATCTCCTCAGGACTGAAGATGCAAATCTGAATACCAACAATAGGTTCAATCTCGGAAGAAGGAGCATAGAACCCAGCAGGCATCTTCTGTTGAATAGGGACTAAGTTTCTAAGCCCCCGCTAAATCAACTTTTTGTTTGCGGAAAATGTTTAGGCCTGTATTTGGAAAAATCATAGTTTGGGGCTAAAATCGAGGCGTATATGATACATAGATTCAACAAATGCCCCAACTATTCCTTTTACCCAGTGACGAGAGCGTTTCTTTCTACAAGGATACCTTGCTGGATGGCGAGAATGCCGGCTTTGACTTGTATGTTCCTGACGATGTGGAGTTTGCACCCGGTGAGCGCAAGATGGTATCGATGAAGGTTCGCGCAGTAATCACGAAGGATGGGCAGCTGTCCCATTATTGGATGCTTCCTCGCTCTTCCATTTCTAAGACTGGTCTAATGCTTATGAATAGTGTGGGCGTGATTGACAAGTCGTATAGAGGCGAGTTGATTGCTGCGCTCTGGAACACTACGGCGGAGAAGGTGGAGGTGAAGAAGGGTCAGCGGCTAGTACAGATTGTTGCGGGTGATATGAGTGATATTACTCGGGTGACGATTGTGGACGTGCTGCCGGAATCGGCGCGGGGAGATGGAGGATTCGGGTCTACTGGCCGCTAGGCAAGTAAGACCCTGGCGAGCTCCGCGAGTTCGGGTCCACTGGACGTTAAGCCCTGTGGACCCTGGCGAGCTCTGCGAGCCCGGGTCTAGCGGCCGCTAGGCTAGTAGACCCTGGCGAGCTCCGCGAGTTCGGGTCCACTGGACGTTAAGCCCTGTGGACCCTGGCGAGCTCTGCGAGCCCGGGTCTACTGGCCGCTAGGCAAGTAAGACCCTGGTGACCTTTGTTGAGCCCGGGTCTAGCTTCCTATAGGACGCTAGGCGTTAAAAGCCCCGCAAAAACTGTGTAAAAGGGTATTAGTATGGAGCAGGGGCTCGTTGATGCTTCCAAATACCAGATTTCCATACATTCCTTGGATTCTCGATTTTCCGATTTGAAAAACAACGTGAATTCTGAATTTCGTATAAGAAATCCGACGCCCTTGAAAAACATCATTCGTGTTCGTCTGGCGAGTGTAGAATTGCCTTTGGTAGAGCATGCTTTTTCCGCCGCAAAGGGAAATGATACACTTTCCGCCAAAGTGGGCAATTTTCCCAGATATATTCAAAGTGAACACTTATTGGCAGGCAATTATACAGCTGCCTCTTTGGTAAATTCCGTAGATAATCTCTTAAAAGGTATAAATCAGTATTTCACATGTACTTTGAATCCCATAACTGGTTTTGTTACTATAAATAATTCTTCAGCTCCTTTCATATTAGATTTTTCTTCCTTGATTACTGACGTAGCAAATCGTCCCACTCATTGGGGACTTGGATATTATCTAGGATTTAGAGAATCTCTTATAAAATCTAGAGTAATTGAAACACCCACAGAAGTGTATTATACTGCAGTGGGAACAAGTATTATCAACGTACAAGCAACTCCGTATTATCTCCTTCAACTGAAATGTCCTGATCAGGTGGTAAATGTCACGCATCGCCTGAATAATGAGACGCATGTCGACGCATTTGCCAAACTTGTGTTAAGGGATAACTATTATCAATTACAATTTGACGATGGAAGCAATTTGCTTCGTAAAGAATATACATTTCTGTCGCCTGTTACTATTCCGTTTTTCCAAGTGAGTATCTTAGACCCTTGGGGGAAAATGGTGAATATGTTGGATGCCGATTGGTCGCTCACATTGGAAGTGACAGAAATCGTGAATTCCAAGACCTTTGCCGATATTACGAAGACGTACGCGCGGAATTAGATTGGGATCTGTGGTGATGTACAACTATATCTAATATTCTAAGAATATTGGATATAGTTATTTTCAGTATTAATGCGACCTATGTTTTCTTATGCCGGCGCAGAGTTGCGATAGGGGTGGTTCGACGGTAGCGTCGCCTGGATTCCCCACTTCCACGCCAAGTATCCTTCCACATCCTGGCGTTGCGCGGTTGATAATGCAGTGGAATATACGAGAACATCGTAGAAGTTGCCGCTAAATACTTCACCCGCGCTAGCATTTGCACCTATGATTTGTGAAGTTGTTGGGAGATTTAATACGCTGCCCAATGTATCAGTTGAACCGGTTGCGCCATTCAAAGCTATGGTTCTTACCCTTGTTGTGCCATTGTATGAAATTGTTATAATATTTATCTGGTTTGCAGGAGGAACAGTTGTTGTTAAATCGGGCTGGAAGAAGTTCATATCGCTGCCACGGTAATGTAGGCCAAGCTGGGTGCCGAATGAATTTGAGGTACCAATATTTACAAGTCTTGTGTTATTCTGATTTGGCGATCTTACCACGAAGAAGTATATGAAAGAGCTATTTCCGTTGGGCAGTGTTCCATTTGGCATTGTGAGGTATGAGCCACTCCATGCAACGGCATTTGTTCCAGAATACGTTAAGCCTGTAGCGCTGCCTGATATGGTAGGCAGAACGGCATTCGTGGATTTGTCTCTCCATGCTGTTACGGTATTTGTTGCTGTGCGTGTCATAGAGTATGCGTCATTGCCGTCTAGCCATAGACGCAGGTCAGTTTTCAGGCTGAGGTCGCGTATTGTTGTTACCGAGGTGGAAGACGACGATGTAGAGCCAACTATATTTGTCGCGGTCACAACAACTGTGTATCCCGTTATAGGGGATAAGCCTGTGAAGGCTGCCGATTTAGAAGTTAGCCCATTATTTATGGTTGGCGTGGTGGCTACGCCGTTGATAGTGTATGTGTAAGACTCAGCGCCATCGCCGCCTGACCATGATACTGTAAACGCCGATTCCGTGATAATACTTCCTGTTATGTTTACTGGGGCTGTAGGAGGGCCAACTATAATTGGAAAATTTTCCATGTACATGTTTGTAATTTCTGTGGCGTTGAGGACTCTGCTCATCACACGAACTTCGCCAATTTCTCCTACTACGTAATTTGCCGATGATTGGTAATATCCTCCAATCATATATGCGCCTCCTCCATCTATAGAAGCTGTTGTAGTGGGGACACTGTTTAACAAAGAGTTATTCACATATGTTTTCAATGAGCTACCATCATATGTAGCAAGAATATGCGTCCACGAGTTTGTAGTCAAAGGGATATTAGAGCTAAAAAATCCTCCGTTATTGGGAGTCCAATATCCAGCTCTTAGAAATGTTCCTGTCCAAGACCAGTCGTATGTCATCATTATATTAATTCTACCGTTGCCTGCATCTTGTTGGCCGAATAGGTATTTTGTGCTGGTTCCAACAGGTGCGCCTGTCGGCTTATACCACACACTTGCCGTCCAGTTACCCGATGCCATACTTAGATTCGAGAATCCCCACGCAGTAGAGCCGTTCAGAACAATAGAATTTCCAGCAGCGCTCTTTGTTGCAGTACCTACCTGTAGAGTCGCATTCTTACCATTTCCAGACTTATCTAGCCATGCACCTGAGCCGCTGTATTCAGGAGCCAAGAGATAGACCTTCAGAGTAGGGTCGGCAATTACACTGGCCTGTTGCGTTGTAATGAGTGCTATATTGGAATTTGCCGTGGCAGCGTTTTGTGCCGCAATGGCGGTTGCAGCGGCAGTCACTCGGGTTTGTATATTCGTGAATGCCGTGGTATTTGTCGTCTTTGCGGAATTGTAATCATTAGAGCTGATTTGACCGCTGTTTCTAAGAGCCAGGAGTGACTTGTGTGTATTCGCCGAGCTTCTGCACTGGCCTGTAATCGTGGAAGCAACGTTGATAAAAGACATGAATGAAGTATTGCTAGAATATAAGCCTGCCAGTGTTGAAATTCCTGGGTTCACAATGGCATTAAAATTGGATGTCGCCTGCACATCTGTTGTGGAATTCACTACAGCCAAGGCATTGGTTGCAGCGTTGTTCATGAAGAGTGCGAGGTTGTCGCAGAGCTTAGATGTGGTGGAGCTTTCAAATGGAGAAGAGCCACTCTTCACATAGAATGTGTCATTTAAATTGCTAGAAGTGGGCGCGTCCAGATTCAGTTTATAGGAATAAGTCGAGCCAGCAAAGTCATAGGAAGAGCTGGTTACCATTGTTCTCTGTGTTATTCCTGAGCCAATTATAGTATATCCTTGGAGGAAATTGGAATCAAGTTGTATGACCGTATTGGGAGGGTATGTGGGCGATGTCCAAAGTAAACTGCCAAATCCTGTAATCTGTAATGGAATATCGTTAGAGCTGTTAAATGTCAGAGTGTTCCATCCGCGATTTTCAATCACCTTCCAGTAAAGCGATGTGCCTGGGCTTTCTACGGGAGCAGTGTCTGTAATAGTATATGTCCCTCCAGTGGATGTGGGACCCACTAAGCAAATATATTTGCTTGTAAATATATCTGTCACAATATCGCCCTTTGTGTAAGAGGTGGATGCGTTGTATACTCCTTTATCGGTTGGAGTTATGGTAGTTGTTCCGATTGTAAACGGTGTTCCAGCTGTTATGATGGCAGGCAGCCTCGTCGTATCCATGAACGATTCTGTGAGATGTCCTATGCGCACATCAGGAATAAAACCGGCGGTCGCGAGATTTGTAACATATGTGTTATAGGCGAGGACAGCTGCAGACAGAATGGTTTTGCCGTTTTTGATGTATAAATCTCCACCTTGAGCTAAGAAGCTCTTGCTGGCTGTAATATTCAAGTTTGCCCTGCTGTTTGTATAGGCGGTCAGCGTAATTGTGGCAGGCGAGTTTACCGTGGAATTGGGTATGCCAGGGCCAAAAATGGTGAGGCCGTGGAGCAAGGTGTTGTTTCCATTTACAAGAGAATTAGTAAAGAGTGTTTGCATTCCCTGTAGTTCTCCTGAAGCAATGCCCACGCCAATCAAAGACCCTTGAACGGTGGCGCTGGAGATGAGTAAATCTGTAGTGCTTCTATAACGAAGAGCGGGACCTTCGGTTTGTATCCACAGCGTAGGGAAGGCAGAAGGGTCCTTGTTTTCTATGGTAGTGAAAGAAGAGCCTCTGGGGTCTTGCGATGACACTAGGCACATATATTTGGCACTGTCGGCATCAGGATATGTTACCAAGTTACCTAGACTGTAATTGCCACTTGGGTCATATACTCCAAGGTCAACGGGCAGAACATTGATTGTATCTAAGGGAAAGCTTACCCCCGCTGTTACCGTGGTAGGCACTAGCGATGATTGGAGAACATATCTATCCGTAGATTGCTGGAATAAGAAGCCGTTGAACAAGAGGAAGTTAGCAATATTATTTGCGGCTACAGCTGCCTGTGTCACCTGGAATGCGGCGGTAGCTGCATCCACGACTGCCTGTTGGTCTAAGACCGCCCTACGCATCTTATCCAACGCCGTTTGCGCCGCATCAGAGGCAGCGGCTGTAGATGTCGCTGCGCTGCGCAAATCCACCATTTCTTGAGAAATTGCATCGGCTGTAGAAGCATTTAAATTTGCCCGTGCCGCCGCCGCCGCCATCGCCGCCGCTGCAGCAGTCGCCGACGCCGCCGTGAAGTCGGCCTTGAGCAAGTCGAGCTTATACTGCTGGGTTGTGGTCTTAGCTCCAGCCACCACATTTTCTTCATTGATGCGCTGTGTTACAATGAGCGCATTGGCGATTTGACTCATCTTGGAATTCTCTATCGCCATGTTCAGTGCCGCAGTAGCATATGTTTCTGCAAGATTTGCAGCTTTGAAGTTATTCGCTGCAGTATTATAAAGTTCTCTTGTACTTTGAATACTCTCTAGGTCTGTGCCAGAGGCGATTGCATCGTCAAATGCTGTAGTAGCTAGCTGTAAGGCATCCTTTGCAATATCCAAATCCCTGTAAACTTCTGCCTGTTTCGCCTTTGCCTCGTTGTATTGCGCCATGAGAGAATTGGATTCCGCCTTGGCATTTTGTTTTATATACCTGGTCGTGGCGAGAGCATGAATGGCTTCCACATTGGGATGCATGTCTATATTTAGCTGAGCGTTCATGACTGCAGTATTTGCTTGTATAAGTTTTCTACGAATAATAGCTGCTTTATTACTTGACTGTATAATGGCATCGTATTTTTCCGCCGGTATTTCTGTAGCCGTGGCTCCACCAGAAATTAAGATTTGAACTGCAGATTCTGCAACCAATAATTCAGACTGTGCTGCTTTGTCTTCTGCATTCAGCGCAAACGCCACCTGCTTTGCCTCAACGAGCGTATTCAAGAGAGCATTCGCCTTGGCGCCTTCCGTAATCTGTGTCTGTGTTTGTGCAACAGCGCCCAGGATGGCCTTTGCACCCTGGCTTTCCACCGCAATAAGAAGAGAGCTCGTGTACGCTTTGGTTGTGTTCGTCAGATTTGTTGTGTCAGTGGCAAGATTATTGGAAATCTCTTGTAACTTGCTACGCACCCCCTGGATTTCCGCGAGAGTCTTTCCTTGGTCAATGGCGGCATTGAAGTCGGCAGTTGTCGTGCTATATAGAGCTTTGTGTTGTTGTATAAGAGTAGAAGTTTGTAGCATCTGGGAATATGTCTGCGTCAGATTACGCGTGAGCACATTATTCTTGGCGGAGTTGATAGAGCTTATCGATAAGGTGGTGGTAGCCGTCACAGTGGACATGATTGTGCTAATCTCTGTGCCCTGCATCGCAAATGTATTCGGCAGAAGTACATTCTGTGCCTGATATAAATTATACGTATCAACAGCCTCCTTGTAGGCCTTCGTAGCATTGCTTGCAGCAGTTGTTTTGTTCGCCAAATCTGTCGTTGCGGCATTCAGCGCCGTCTGCGCCGCCGCCGCCTCGGCCATCGTTTTTCCTTGGCGTATGGCCGTATTCATTTCCTCGGCGAGAACATCATACACACCTTGTGCCGCCGCCTGCTCCGTCTTCGCCGCATTCAAGGCAACAAACGCCTTTGACACATCCTTGGAAGCACTATCTATTTTTTGTTGAATGCCCACAGATATCAAATTATTCATACCATCTGTAAGTGTATCCACGACAGTTGATATAGGACTTCCCTTTGTATCAGCAGATAAATATTTGCTTATTGCAGCATTATTATAAAAGGTGACTTTTGATAACTCTTGTGTTTTTGCAGCAAACTGGTTTTGTAAGTCAAGAATTTCTGATATCGTTTTGCCACCCTCCAATGCAGTTTTGAGTTTATTAGAAATGGCATCTTTTTCACTTAACAAATTCTCATATTTGCCAACTATGCCAGTTAGTTCCGTATATGCCTTCTGCGTCTCTAACACATATGCAGCTTGCTGTGCCGCCAGAGTTTCCGATTCTCTTAGAGACAAGGCAGAGTATAGAATAGAAGATACATTGGGATTTTCTAAACTGGGGGTTATAGTAATATCAGCCTTTACAATTCCATTGGGTGTTGTTAAATATAATTGTTGAGTATTACTAAAGAATATACTATATGGGCCACCGTATATAGAGTCTATAAAACCTAATGTGGTCACATATGTATCAGGAGTTATTCTACGTATAAAACTGGTTCCTTGGTCAATCACATATAAATTTCCGCTTGAATCTAACGTAAGGTCTATAGGGTTCCAGAATTTGGCATTTGACCCTATACCATCCTGTAATCCATAATTATTGCTGTCTCCATTTCCTGCAATTGTAGAAACATCTCCTAGAGGACTTATTTTACGAATAGATTGATTTACTGTATCGGCAACATATATGTTTCCAGTTGAATCTACAACAATACCTGCAGGATTCCAAAATAATGCAGTGTTTCCTGGACCATCTGCATATCCAGAAATAGTAGGAGTTCCTGCAAGTGTCGTAACATTGCCAGAAAGAGTTACTTTACGAATACAATGATTGCCTTGATCTGTTATATACAGATTCCCATCAGGGCCAGATGTAATACCTGAAGGAGAACTAAATTGAGCGGTAGCTCCTGCGCCATCGGCATATCCAGGATTAGTAGGACTTCCTGCAAGCGTCGTAACAACTCCAGAAAGAGTTACTTTACGAATGCAATTATTGGCTTGTTCTGTCACATACAGATTCCCATCGGCTCCAAGTGTAATACCATAAGGATAATAAAACCTTGCATTCGTGCCTGCGGCATCTAGATACCCAGAATTGGTTGGCCCTCCGCCGGCAAGTGTAGTGACAGCACCTGCAGGGGTTATTTTACGAATACTGTTATTATAATAATCTGCCACATATATATTTCCATTGGAATCGCATACAGAAGAACCATTTGAATAAAACGCGGAAAACGAGCCAGTTCCATCTGAATATCCAGAGGCGCCTGGGCTGCCTGCAACGGTCGTAACAACTCCTGACGGAGTCACTTTACGAATACAATGACCTCCTTGCTCTGTTACATACATATTTCCATCAGAGCCAAATGTTACAGAATAGGGAGAATATAATATAGCATTTGTTCCTGTTCCATCAGCATGGCCATATACTCCAGGATTTCCAACAACAGTAGTCACAACTCCTGAAGGAGTTACCTTACGAATACATTGGTTGGCAGTATCGGCCACATAGATATCTCCATTGGATGCAACTGTCAGACCAGAGGGATTATAGAATAAAGCAGCCGTTCCTGTTCCATCGGCATGGCCAGATACTCCAGGATTTCCAGCAACAGTACTCACATCTCCTGAAGGAGTGACTTTACGAATACATTGGTTGCCATTATCGGAGACATAGATATCTCCATTGGATGCAACTGTCAGACAAATGGGATAATTGAATAAAGCATTCGTTCCTGTTCCATCAGCATGGCCAATTACTCCAGGATTTCCAGCAACAGTAGTCACAACTCCTGAAGGAGTGACTTTACGAATACATTGGTTGCCATTATCGGCCACATAGATATCTCCATTGGCCGCAAGTGTCAGACCATAGGGATAATTGAATAAAGCATTCGTTCCTGTTCCATCGGCATAGCTGTATACTCCAGGGTTTCCAACAAATGTAGTAACAACTCCTGAAGGAGTTACTTTACGGATACAATGGTTAGCAAGATCGACCACATACATATCTCCATTGGATGCAATTGTCAGATCAGTGGGATAATTGAATAAAGCATTCGTTCCTGTTCCATCGGCATGGCCAGTTACTCCAGGATTTCCAGCAACAGTACTCACAACTCCTGAAGGAGTTACTTTACGAATACAATGGTTACCAACATCGGCCACATATATATTTCCATCAGGACCCAATGCTGCGCTCTGGGGACCATTGAATAAAACACCAGATAGAGCATTCCCGTCTGAATATCCTGACGTAGCTGAGCCAGCATATTTGCTTAAATTTACAACAATATCTCTGGGGTTCGCCGCAACAAGCGCAACTACCGCCGACTGATATTTTGAAACTGCAGCAGCATACTCAGAAGATGATTGTACCTTGAGTTGCCGTAAGAGACCAATCTCTGGAAGACCGCTTCCTCCCGTGGTCGCATTATCCAGACGACTCTTTACCAGCTCGTCCTGTGCCTTTGCCGCATCCAACTCTGCCTTCACTTCGGCATAATACATCGACGTACTGTTGTAAATAGACGCAAAGGAATTTATCTTGGCCTTTTGTATCTGCATATTTTGGAAGTTCGCGGCAGCACCCATGATACTGCTTACAGATTGTTTGACAGAGGCAGCATATAAATCAAACTCTCTTTGCGCCTTTTGTAAAATGAGTCCAGCACGCTGCTGCTCTAGCTGTGCATCCTGAGAAATTTGGCGAAGGACAGTAACTTCGGGTAAACGTTTGCCTGACACAATGGCAACGTCAAAGTTCCTCTTTGACACAGCGTAGGCAGCATCCGCCTGAGAAACCATATCTTTAGCGGAATTGAGCGCCGTGAGTAATGCAGCCGCCTTCAGAGATTTCTCATTATCATTTGCATCCTCTGTTTTTTGCGCGAAATACGTCTTCGCCGATGTAATCGTGCTCTGGTAAAACGTTTCCGCCGTTGCAGCAGTAGCTCCAACCACGTTAATATTCTCCACAGCGGAAGCGGCAGCGGCATTTGCATCCATAAGCATCTTCCGCGCATCCGCCAATGTAGCTGCCGCCGCATCAGATTTTATCTTGGCCTCAGCAAGAATAGAATTTGCATCTAACAGAGCCTTGCGACGCGTCTGAACTTCCGTAAAAACGGCACCACCGCTGATTCTGGCGTCCAGAGTTGCTTGTGCATCGGCAACTGACACAAGTGCATCACCCGTTACCGTGGAAGCATATGTATACGCCGTGGTTGCGATATTTACCTTGCGGGTCGCATCATTCACACCTGCAGCAGCCACAGATGAAGAAAGAATGGCAGCATCCACCTTCGCCTTATCAGTCAGCTGTAAGGCACTCAACTCCAGATTGTAATACGATGTTAACGTGGAAAGAGTGGCCTGCGCATTCAAATCCGCTTTTTCTTTTGCGGATAAGGCCGACACAGCCGCCGCCTTGAAAATCTGTATATCTTCTGCCTTCTTTCCAACGGATATGGCGTATTCCAGATTGCTTCTAGCAGTATCATACTTTCTCACGGATTCAATAAAATCTGCATAGGCCTTATCGGTGGTAACTGTGACGGCAGCACGTTGTGCCTTTACCTCATTTAACTTTGCGTCTAAAGTCACGAGGGTCTGAGGATCTAGTACAAGTTTCTCGGCATCCACGATTTTCTTGGTCAATGGGTCAGAGGCAGCATCGGCAGCTGCTTTGGCCACGGCCGCATCGGTGGCTTCTTGGTCAGCTTTCATGGCGGCTGCTTTGGCGGCTGCAGCATTCGCCGTCGCAACTGTTACCAGCGCACTGGCCGCCTGGGTTTGTGCTGCCGCTAGCTTTGCAGCTGCCGCATCAGCGAGATTCTTTGCTGTCTGTAACTCATCTGCAGCCAAGTCGGCAATAGCCTGGAGATTATCCGCGAGGGCGGCAGCGGCCACTGCAGCAGCGCGCTGCGCCTGGATTTCCACCTCGGTCTTTCCTGTTGTAATCGCCAGCTGTAGAGCAGCCTGTGCCGCCTTTGACGCCGCTACAGCCGTCGCCGCCGCGGTAGCCCGCTTCTTATTTGTATCCACCGCCCGTGTAAAACGCTCCTGCGCTGCAGTCGTCTGTGCTGCCGCCGCCGCTGCTGCCGCCGCGGCCGTGCGCTGTGCTGCAGCAGCATTGGCCGCCGCCTTCGCCGTAGCCGCCGCCTGCTCAGCAATGCTCATAGCCAACTCAGTCTTCGCCACCTCCTGTTTCGCCGCGGCGCCTGAAGGAGTGTCGGTAGCCACAATTTGTAAGCGAACCTTAAACGTAGCCCCAGCGGGAATGACCACCGTTTCCGAATCTTCCTCGGTGCTATCCATGCCACGTCGCGTGACCGGGTTCAAAAATTTCATTTGCACGGCAATCTCTATCTTGTCATTTTGTATAAATCCCCAACTCCCACTGGAATCTGTATCGGTGTTCACTTCAAACAGGCCAGGAATCTGTTTTCCAGCAGAGTTAAAGAAACGAGAAGGGTCGGCCGCCAATAAATCTCGGAACATGGCATCCACAGCGCCCTTATCCACGGTAGGAGAATTGCTTAGCGTTTCTTCCTGTGACAGAGATGCGTGAATAGCGCTGACGAGAGCGCCGTTGCTCAACATATCTTGCGCATCCTGTAAATTATATACAAGACCTTCCGTAGGGGCTGAAGAGCTTCCATAACACTTGTAAATAACGTATGACATGACTATATCGTTCGCCATGACGTTTCCGCCCTTACGAACACGGGAGTCCGTATTTGCATCCAGGATGGATGAGCTGAAGTTCAGGCCATTTACAACACCATCTATGTCATTGTATACACGGGATAGAGCATAGGACAAGGCCTCGTCAAATGCGACGGAAGCACTATCAGGCTTGAAATGTCCCACAGCACGGTCACTTCCAGCAGGACGGTCCCACACAAAGAAGGTATTCATATCATCCACAGACATGGGTATCTGAACACGATGTCCCATTGTACCGGATTCCGCCAAATTCACGGCCTGGCTGGCTACGTCTGTAGTAACCAGCTTTCTGTACCGTATTACGGAAGCAGACATCCTTTATAATTAATCATGTGAATAAAAATTTATTTTCCTTTTACTCGTATTGTGTAAAAGGAAAATAAATGTGTTTTTATCTATACTACAATGTTTACATGAGGAAATCGTTCAGCAGCACCTCACCACCCACCAGGTAGAAGATACCATTGCCAACGCTTACAGGGTTATTAACCTTCAGCTCAACGGCAGACACGTAGAGGCCGCCAGGTCTAGAAGGCACTATCTTGTAGTCCAGGATTCTCGTGGGCGTCGGTGCTGTTACGCCAAGACCCAGGATTTCCACGCCAGAAAGGTCAACAGGAGGGTATGTGATAGTATTTCCATTAATTACAAAAGACACACCTGTGTTGGCACGCTGCAGCACAACGCTGTCGATGTAGATGAAATTGCCCGCATTTCCACTCGCATCTGACGTAGCCACCTTTAACTCATTCATGCTTACTGCAGTCATGTTGTAGGAGAGTGTGCTCTCCAGCTGAGGAAAGGGAATGGCGGCAAGCGCGAGTTCGGCCGCCGTCACAGCCTGCGTCTTCACCAGACTATCTGCAACCGCCGCATCAGCCGCAAGCTTGGACGCCGCCGCTGTCGCTGCCGCCGCCGTCGCCGCCGCACGCAGTTCTACAATCTCCTGCTCCGTCTTTCCGCCGAAAGGGCTGGAAACCACATTGCCAGATGCGTCAACTACCTGTGTAGGAGAGTAAGGGACAATAGCAAGGTTGAGCGCCTGGTTCGCTGCAGTGGACAGCGCATTGTCAGCATTGTATTTCGCCGTTGCTGCAGTGGATACAGCCTGTGCCGTTTCCAGAGCCAATATCGCCGAATTCACGGCCGCGGAAGCAACCGCCAGTTTGTCGAACTGCGCAGCGGCATCTGTAATTACTGTGGCCAGAGGGTCCGCCCCTGCATCCTGTCTAGCCTGGAGCGTGGCAGCCTTCTTTAGATTGAGAGTTACCAGGGCATTGGATGCCGCCGTGCCGGCGGCAACGGAGACATCACGCAGAGCCTGGATTTCTGTGATACCAGCGCCGCCTGCAATCGCCGCATCTAGAGCCGCCGCGGCGATTCTCTGCGCTTCCAAGGCGAGGTTATAGTCATTTTGCGCGCCCGCCTCTACAGCCTTCGCGGCATTCCACGCAGCCATCAGCGAATTCGCCTTCGCCAGCGCCGCCTTGTTCGCCTGGTATAGCTGTAAGCTGTTCAGGATCGCAATGGCATTTGCGTCTTGATTCACCCCCTCCCTCGCAATGGTCACTGCATTGGCAGCGGCAGTCGCCGTCGCCTGTGCGGCGGAAAGCGCATTGCCCGCCGCCTGCGCACTGGCACGCAGAGCCTGTATCTCGGCAATCGTCGCACCACCCGTGATGGCCTGGTCAAGCAGCGTCGCGGCAGTGTCATAGGCAGCCTGCTTATTCACCAAATCCACGTTGGCGGCGGCCTGCGCATCTACCGCCTTGTAGAACGCACGCGCACGCGCATTGGACTCCGCTCCAGCGATAGCCGCCTGTTGGGCGAGCTGCGCCTCTTCTAGGAGGTCCTTGGCGATTTCTGCAGACGCCAACATGTTGCCAGACGCATCTCTTGTGCCGGTCTCAATCGCAATACGCAGCGCGTTCTGCGCATCGTTGGCACGGTCCCTGGCCGCAAGCGCAACAGACTCCGTGGCACGCGCCTGCTCTAGAATCGTGCGCAGAGCCTGGATACTTGCCACATCACCGCCCGCCGTGATAGCCGTGTCCAAGTTTTTGGCCGCAATGAGAGAAGCACTTTGCGCCGTCTGGAAGACGGTCAGGGCCTGCTGGTAAGCAGAGAAGGCCGCCACATAGGCATTCACCTGAGTATTTGCAGTGGCACGGTCAATCGCACGCTCCTGCGCCACAGCCGCCGCATCTAGAACATCCTTTGCGTCGGCGTTGATGAAGTTGCCAGAAGGGTCCTTCACTAGGAGGGACGCAAGAGAAGACGCCGCCGCCGCATTCGCCAGGTTCTCCGCCGCCTTCAGCGCAGCCAGCGTATTCGTCGCCGCTTGTACATTTGCTTGAAGCTGCTGTAGCGTAGACAAGTCTCTTCCTTGTGTTATCGCCGTGTTCAGAGCCGCCGTCGCCGTGTCAAGAATCGACTGCTGGTTGTATGTGGCAGTGCGAGCCGCTTTCGCCTTGGCGAGTAGGTCCATGTACTGGCGAACAAGGGAGTTGCAGATCGCCGCCTTTGCGGCCGCCGTGGCAGCCACGATAGACTCCGTGTAAATAACCAGGCCACTGGCATCTGTCGTATAGGCCTCCGTCACCTCCGCGCCGGCATTGTCAATCGTCTTGTTCGCCGCCGCCCATGCTAGTTGTTGCTCGAGCGCAGCCGCCGTGAAGTCAGCGGTTTGCTGTGCCGAGGCCGTGAGCTGCGCAGCCGCCTGTGCAGTGCTACGGAGAGTTGTAATCTCCGCCTGTGTCTTTCCACCGACCACCGCGTCGTTCAGTGCAGACTCCGCCACATACTGCGCATACTCGGCCACAACCAGCGCCTTCTGCGCATCGGTGTCCTTGGCATACGCGGCATTGAGCGCAAGCACCGCCGCATTCGTGCGCGCCTGGTTATTCGCCTGGTCCTGCAAAATTCTCATGGCGTTGAGGATTGCAATCGCATCTGCATATGTGGGGCCGGGCGTGAATACCCTGCCCAGCGCATTGAGGGCCGCCGTGTTCGCCGCATTCGCCGCCGCCACCGCCTTCGCCTCCTCGGAAGCGGCGGCGACCGACGCAGCACTTAGGGCGGTAATCTGAGGCAGAGTGAGGCCGCCCGTGATTCCGTTCTGAAGTGCCTGCCTAGCCAGCAAGGCCTTATTCTTCGCATCGTTCGCCGCATTGGAAGCAGTGGCTGCAGCAGCCGTGGCAGCGATATACGCAAGCACAAGCGTGTTCGCCTGGGCATTCGTGATAGATGTTAGATTGTCCGTAGCCGCCTGAATGAGCAGAGCATTGGCACTCGCATCCCAAATATTATTGGTGTTCAACACGAGATTGCCAGAGCCATCCACGGTCGGGTTGCCAGACGCATCTAGCACAAGTCCCTTCTGGAGTTTGTCCTCGGCAACATCAAATTCCGTAACGGAGGTGTTGTATATGGACTGTGCCTGCGCCTGTCTATCAGCCGCCGCCTGCGCCACCGTGCGCAGAGCAACAACCTCAGGGACTGTCTTTCCAGCCGTGACCGCCGTGTCGAGCGCATCCTTCGCAATCACATACGCCGCCTTCGCGGCGTCCAGCTTCTGCTTCGCATCATTCATCGACATCTGCGCACGGTTGAATTCCTGCGCACGCGCATTCGCGTTGGCAAGATAGACCTTGGAGTTCTGGTATCTCGTCGACTCAACCAGCGCATCGTTAATCAGTGTCGCCTGCGCGCTGGAAGCCGTGCTGTCCGCGATGCGAGCCTGGTCCGCCGTGGCAGCCGCCGTCACCGCCTCAGCCTTCTTAGCCACGGCATCCGCCAGCGCCGCCGCCGCTGCATCCGCCGCCGCCTTGGCCGCCGCAGCCGCCGTGCGCGTATCAAGGGCAGCAGCGCGCTTCACCTGAACCTCAATAAGCACTGCGCCTGACGCAATGGCCGCATCCAGGGCGGCCTGCGCGTTTGTGGCAGCCGTCTGCGCAGTGGTGTTCGCCAGCTGCGCCGCCGTATTAGCGGCATCAGCGGAAGCACGCTTGCGCTCAGTGGCATTCACCTCGGCATTCGCCATTGACAGTCTTAGAACACAGGCGTCGGAAGAGGCCTTCGCCGCCAGTTGCTGTGCAGCAAGCTCAGCGCGCGCCGCATCAATAAATGTCTGTGTGGCAGATGAAGCAAGCACATTGGCGCTGTTCATTTCTGCCGCTGCAGAAACCGCGGCAGCACGCAGAATCTGAATGGTAGATAGTGTTTGGCCAAGCGCAATGGCGTCGGAGAGAGCCTTTGCGGCAGCAGTTGACTTCTGGGTAGCCAGCTCGGCCGCCGCCTGCTGATTGTCCGCCGCCGTCTTCGCAACGACACGGGCGCTCACCTTGGCATTCATCTGCGCCTGAAGCGTGATTACCGTCTGGGGGTCAAGAATCTTCTTCTCCGCGTCGGTCAGCTGCTTCGTCAGAGGGTCGGAGGCCGCATCCGCCGCCGCCTTGGAAGCCGCCGCCTTGGCCGCCGCATCCGTGGACGCCGCAACTGCCGCCGCCGCTGCCGCCGCATTCGCCTTGGCAACATTTGCAGCAGCAGCAGCCGCCGCGGTCTGCGCTGCCGCAAGAGAAGCCGCCGCGGCATCCTGCGCATTGCGAGCATTCTGTAAGTCAGCCGCACCAGCATCCGCAATCGCCTTGGCATTCTGCGCCGCCGCCTCCGCCGCCACAGCCGCAGCACGCTGGTTCTGAATCTCGGACTGGGTCTTGCCAGATACGATGGCCTGGTCTAATGCAGCCTGTGCAGCCCTGGAAGCAGCCATGGCATTGGACACCGCCGTCGCCTGCGCCACGTTGTCCGCAACCGCCTTTTGGTAGCGGGCGTTTGCAGAGGCAGTCTGGTTCGCCGCCGCATTCACCGTCTCCGTCGCCGCACGCTGGGCAGCCGCCGCATTGTCCGCCGCCTTCTTCGTGCTGGCAACCTGCGCAGCAAGCGCATCGGCAATGGCATTCGCCTGCGCACCCGCCTTCTCTGCAGCACCAGAAGGAGTGTCCGTCGCCACAATCTGGAGGCGAATGGTGAACTTGCTGCCGGCCGCAATAATCACATTGTCCACCTCATCACCGCCACCCATAGAAGGGTCCTGTACTCCACGGCGAGTAACAGAGTTCGTGAAGTTGAACTGCACGCGCATCTCAATCTTGTCATTCTGTACGAAGCCCCAGCTGCCCGTAGAATCTGCATCCGTATTCGTCTCAAACAGACCCGCAATCTGCTTGCCGGTAGCGTCGAAAAAACGCATCGGGTCTGCCGCCAGTAAATCGCGGAACATGGCATCCACAGCGCCCTTGTCCGCGCTTGCAGATGTAGAGAGCGCCTCCTCCGTAGAAAGAGAGTTGTGAATCGCCATGGTTAGAGTGCCGCTGCTCAACATTTGCTGCGCGTCCTCCAGGTTATACACGACCGACATGGTGGGCGCAGCCGAGGAGCCGTAGCACTTGAATAACAGATAAGACATCACAATGTCGTTGGCGCTGACGTTGCCATTCAGACGCAGACGGCTGTCGGTATTCGCGTCCAGAATTGCAGAGCTGAAGTTCAGACCATTTGTTATACCATCCACGTCGGTGTACACTTTGGATAGAGAGTTTACCATAATGTTGTCGAACTTCACACCTGTAGAACTCGTCGCAACAAAGTGACCTACCGCGCGCTGGCTTCCAGCAGGGCGATCCCATACGAAGAATGCATTTAAATCGTCAACAGACATGGGTATCTGAACACGATGGCCCATGGTGCCGGACTCTGCTAGATTCACGGCCTGATTGGCGAGATCAGTCGTAACCAGCTTTCGGTAGCGTAATACGGATGCCGACATCCTTTATAGCTTACCTTTAGATTTTTTATTATACGGTTACGTAAAATAAAAAATAAGAGACAATTACATTATCAAAACTACCTGACGCGGAGCAACATCTACGGAAACTTTAAGACCTGTCGCAGTGAAACCCTTTTGTTCCATAACAATCTTTACTATATCCAATACTGTAACAATATTCTTAATAACAAGAGATAAGTTATCTAAATCTATAAATTCGTTTTGACCAAATGGATCGTAATCCATTCTTTATATTTACATCTTTTTCTTTCTGGCCTGAATATCGGCGGCAATTGTATTATAATATGTTACGAGGGCTTGAATGTCTTCTACAGTCTTGATATTTGTCTTTGTTGATGTGTGCTCACTCAGTTGCGCGAGATATCCTGAAACAGCTGAAGAACCATTTCCGCCAAACATGGATTTATTTGAGCTCCCGCGTGGCATCTCTATTTACGGTGCGTAACTTTGAAACGGCAATACGCTTCGTCGGGAGTGCAGGTAAAGGGCGAAAAGGTAAAGGGACGTTGCGATACTGGCCAATGACCTTCCAGGCAGTCAAGCGTCGTTTATCACTGCTTAGAGGTTCCATGCTATTCTATGATAGTATGGATAGTTTAGATGAAAAACAACCATGGGGAATAACGAAATATCTTGTAAATCCAGACTCCCATGTCATACTACATACAGAAAAAGCAAAAATAGATTTAATTACAAATCCTCATTTTGGAAGAATGTTGTTTATTGATAATATCCTACAATGTGCCGAGTCCGATGAGCATATATACCACCAAGCCCTTGTTTCTCTAGCAAATCCACATGGAAAAGTCCTCATTCTTGGTGGTGCAGAAGGCGCAACAGCAAGAGAAGTGTTCCGCTTCCCTGATGTTGAAACGGCCGATATGGTGGATTGGGACAAGGCACTTGTCACGCATATGAAAACAGAGTCATTTTCAAAAGGCGCATTTCAAAACCCTAACCTAACTATCTTTTACACAGATGCCCTAGAGTTTTTAACGACCACCCAAAAAGTCTATCATTCGATTATCGTTGATTTACTTGACCCTCAGGACACTCATGAGAACCAATGGCTTTCTGCAATTTGCCATCTCGCTTTTACACATTTGGCGTATGGCGGAACACTTTCCGTGAATGCAGGAGGCAATTATAAGAGGGCGTGTGAACTCGTAGAGCTTGTGTCAAAGGGTGGTATGTATGAATATCGGATGATTGACCGATTTGTTCCGAGTTTCCAGGAGTCGTGGTATTTAATCCGATTTCGTAGGAGAGTACAGTAGATATGGACACCGACGGTCCCGTCGTGTATTGCCTGGCCACTGTTGAAGAGCCTGTCGTAACATATATTGGTGCGACCATTGACAAAGAAAGACGTCTTCGGCAGCATAATGGACTTTTAGTAGGAGGTGCGCGGGCTACTCGTAAAAGGCCATTGAATTGGTATAGAGTCTGTTATGTGCGAGGATTCGCGAGCTGGAATGCCGCTCTTTCGTTTGAGTGGCACTGGAAGCATTACAGCCGAAAATGCCTTGGGGCGCCCTTGGAGAAACGGCGGAAGGGTCTTGACAAATGTTTAGAATGGGCGGCGGCGGTGAGCGAGGGCGGAGCGGCGTTGGAGGTTGTGTATGAGTAAGTCCTTAGCATCCATAAGAAACATTGCGATTCTCTATATCTGAATAACCAGGGTATTGATATCCCATATTCGGAGAAAAGCAGAAACGTTTTATAGTAAGTTTATTCCAATGCATATCAAGGGCATATTGATATTTGGGATTTCCTTTTTCTAACTCCGCTGCAGATTCCTTGAAATTATTATATACTTCTGTTACACTGTCCTTGTGAATACAGTATCCGCTCGTAGTTTGTGAATATACGACTTCTTTTATTCCTTCCACATGGGTTTCTTTTGATGGCCTCCCCCCCTGGTTTGTTGCTAATAATAGAATACCCCAATCCGTAAAATTCATGAAAAACTTTTTCAGAAGACCGGTGTTGTTTTCGACGCTTGTGTCATAGAATGTGAAGTCGTCTTCGAAGATGATACACGTCAGCCATACAGGATTAGCCATGAATTGCTCTAATGCTTTGATATGGCTTTTCGTACATCCTAGGGCGCCGTTTGAATTATAAATGGCATCTATGCGGACGATTTTGGATTCATCGACGCAAAACTTTTTCATTTCTTGTAGGAAATGCTCTTTCCTGTCGGTTCGTTTTTCCAGATTTATATAGAATATAACGTCCACTTGTTCCATTTAATAGAGTTCTACATATATAGGTAGAATGTTGTGGATAGATAATTTCCGCTTTGATGGCGAGGAAATTGTATTTACTCGCCTTGAGTATTTATTTCCCGTAGTGGATAAATTCTATATTTGCGAGCAACGATTTATATCAAAAGGGGTGAAAAAGAAGACGTTATATATTGATCTCATGAGAAAAAGATTTGAGCCGTATTTGAGTAAAATAGAATTTGCTGTCGAGGAGCAGGAGGAGCCCGATGAAAATCTCTGTGCCGGTAAAATACTTGCCGAGAATTCTGATGCCCAATTTATCGTGACCGTTTGCGAAGTGGATGAGATTCCTGATGTGGCTATTATGAAATCTGTAAAAGAAGGTTTGTATAATAAGTGCGCCGAGGGATGTATTTATCTGGAAATGCCGGTTTATTATTATAATCTCAATTGGCGGGCAGAGTCGCAAACATCGGCAACGGCGTTTGTTGTCAATGATATTTTACTGAAGGAACAAAAGGAATTCCAGAAATTCCGAGAGCAACGAGGTCCGGTATTTGGCATATTTGAATGTGGATGGCATTTCTCGTATTTCATGTCGGTCAAAGAAATTATTCGAAAACTGAGTTGGATGAACTTGGATACGGAGTTTCTTGACAATTGTATTGTATATGGAAAAGATTTGTGTAAAAGGGATTATGTTACCATTATCAAGAATTCTGTGGGCGCGAGTAAATTTCCTAGGGAGTTTTTGTCTTTGCACCGAAAAACCATGGAGGCGCAGTTTGAGATGTGAGAAATTGGGTGGTGGAGTTGTGCCGTATTATATTCTACATGCGATATCTATAATTGTATGAAATGATTCTGCCAATTCTCTTTCCTTTTGTATTTTTTCTGGAGAAAATGGATTCAAATGGGGATACTGCAAATACAATTCTTGAAGTTTCGCCTTTGCTTCTCCTAACTTTTCTGTCAATGAAACTTTCTTTGAACTGGTAGTTTTCCAACAAAGGTTCTCTGACTTGAATTCAATTGCAAATCTGTCACCGTGTGCACCATTTGCTTTTATATACCATATATGGCGTGGAATATCATCAGGATTTATTTCACAGCCTTCTGGAAGCGTAATATTTCGTTCGCGCTTTGTTTGATTCATATTTTGCTCTGACTGAGTTATTATTCTAAGATTTTCCTTTCTGTTATCAAAGCCGATGCGATTTATATGGTCTATCGTTTCTTTTACTCCCTTTCCTGGGAAATCAAGACGATTTGAAACAAGGTTATGTAAGAATAATTGTTTTCTTTTACCATCCACAGTTTCTGCAGAGCCTATATAATTATTGGATGAAACATGCCAACTTCTTCCAGCAACTTTGTCCTTGTCATCCTCGTCAAAGACAAATGCTACAGGCTCATCGTTTGAAGATAATATTCCAACAATATACTGTTTGTTATTATATTCTACTGGCGTATATGAAATGTGTCCTGCTGGTCTTCCACCTTTATTCTTACAACTCATGTTATCCTTTTCTACAAGAATAACATGAATTTGTCAAAATCAATTTTTAAACAGTAAAACACAAAACCACCACAAGGACTGCCGGAAGACAGTGGGTAGTTTGGTGTTTAGTTACTATATGCAAGTCCTCCCATGCCAGACATCACGCGCAGCACGTTGTAGTTCGTCGCATACACGCGCACCACGGAGCTGGTCGCCGTGCCCACCGCGTTGTTGGACACCGTCAGCAGCAGGGTGGTGTTATCAATGCGAGACAAGTTGCAGGTGCCGCTGGGCTGGTGCTGCTCGGGGGAGAGCGCGAAGGAGTACACGTTCACACCCACCGCCGGCACGTTGGTGTGGTGCTGGTAGGGCTGCACCTCGTTGAAGTAGCGACCCTCGCGCACCGTGAAGCGGTCGTGGCCGTTGAGCTGGAGCAGCGCCGTCACTACGGGGTTCTTGCCCGCCATGCCCTCCACGCGGGTCACGGAGTAGCCAGACTCCAGCGCCGAGCGGTCCCACCAGTCGGAGTAGTTGAACGGCTGCTGGCCCTTCCAGGGGTTGATCACACCGTCGTCGCACGACACATACGAGTCGCGCTGCACCACCCACACAAGCTCCTTGCAAGGGTGGTTGAAGTTCAGCTTGATCTTGTTGGAGGACGAGTTGATGGACTCCTGGCCAGTGAACTGCAGGGTCTCAATCAGGTACTCGTGCGACACCTGCGCGAACTTGCGGCGCTCGTCCGTGTCCAGGTAGATGTAGTCCACGTACAGAGACGCCGCCACAAGGTTCGCCGCGTTCACGCGGTCACGCACCGCGTGCGTGTTGGTCGCCAGGGGCGCAAAGTCCCACATCAGGTTCTGCAGGTCGTTGAACTGCAGGTTGATGCGGACCTCGTGGTACTGGAGCGCAATCAGAGGCAGCGCCAGGCCGGGGTTGCGGCAGAACCAGAACTGCAGGGGCACGTACAGCGTGTACTCGGGGGTGCAGCCCAGCAGCTCGCCAGAGGAGTTGGGCTCGCCGCCCGCGCAGTCGTTGTCGCAGTCCTCGCCGCCCTGCACAATCAGGTTGGTCAGCTGGGGCACGTTGCCCACCATCTTCGCGTAGCCGGCCTGCTTGCCCGCCTCCTGGGTGAGCTCGTTCCAGATGTGCAGCCAGTCGCCATAGTGCTTGTCGATGCGCTGGCCGCCAATCTGCAGCTCCACGTAGTCGACCAGGTTGTGGCCCACCCAGTTGAGCCAGCGGAACTGCGCACCAGAGCCGTCCGCCGCCGTGAGCTTCACGGAGGGCAGAGTCGCCTGGAGGTAGATGCGGTGGATTAAGTCACCGTTGCGCTGGATAGTGCAGGTCACCTGGTTGCCGAAGCGAGGGTTGCCGTTGAAAGGGTTCTCGATGGACTCCATCGCGAAGTTGGTGTGGCGACGGTAGATCGCCTTAAAGAAGGTGATCTGCGGATTGCCGGTCAGATAAACGTCCTGCGCGCCGTAAGCGACTAATTGCATAAGGCCCCCTCCAGTCATCTTATATTCATATCATAAGAAAAAAAATTTCCAAAATTGAGTTTTTGCGCCAGTTTGGAAAATTGGAAAACGAGCCGGAGAGTTTGATTTCTTAATTTAGGCTTCGCTTTTAATAAACCCTTGTTTCCACTTTTACTTTCCTGTCATTGTAAATCCATATTTCATAGTTGTATCCAGCCTTTATCGTCGCTAAAGCCTTATCTTCTACGTTTCCTCGTTTCAATTGAATCGTCCACTCTGACTTTACTTCTATGACTTTGTTCTCTGATTTTATAAAGAAATCTGGGAAATATACATGTTTAACATCATTAATGTGATATTCTATTGTTGGAATGTTTGACCTTCCTACGAGTATATCCTCCTCTTCATATTTTTGGACTAATTCATCTAATGCGATATTCTCATATCCTTGAACTTTGACAATTTCTCCACTTGGCATCATATAGTCTCTGAACTTATAGGAAGTTGCTTCCGATTTTGCCTGGACTTCCTTATTCTGATTTGGATGTCCTCCATATACCTTCATACAAGTAGATTTCCATTTATCTTGAACTTCTTTGGTCTGTTTTGGATGACATCCGAATTTTTCTTTATAACTTTCTTTTATTTTATCTTTTACCTCCTGGACAGAGCCTGTATTTGTACAGCCATATTTATTGAGATTTGTTTCTTGCTTCCTCTGTTCCTTTACCCTCAAACTACACCCCTCACAATAAGGAAGACGATGCACATTCAACATCTCAAAGCGTTTGCTCGTCTCCACCCCACAAGAGCAAACAAACTTCACTCTGAGGCGTTGATTATATATTTCATATGTCTCTAACCCTACGGGTAACCGAGACTCCGTCTCTAACACAGTCGCCCCACCTTCTTTCAGAATATCTTCTAAAAGTTCTTTGGTGTATTTCATGGCTGTATGTATTATCCTATCCCCATATCAAATTTATTAGACAAACCAGACCGGTCTAAACTTCTTCTTAAAAGCATCATAGAATGACAGATAAACAACCCTCTTCTTTATTTAATACTAGACCAAATACAAAACGAAGTCTATTAGAAGGAAAAACTACCCTTGATAATCTTCATCAGATAAACATTAATTCATTAAAGAAGGAGCGAGAGGATATATCAAATATTGATGAGCAGATTTCTGAATATAATGATAAACTCCAGGCAACGAACGATATTGTGTTAAAGAGTCAATATGAGGATTGTATGAACTCTTTGCGACGGAAGAAGGAAGACTTATTGAATAATAAACCTGTATATGATTATTTATTTGGCGCCGGCGAAATTCTCTTTAATTATTATGATTTACAAGATAAAATCCAGAGCGGGAATCAAGTGGGTGTGTCAAAGGTTATGAAGGCTAAGCCTGGAAGTGTCTTGGCCGCCTTACAGAAGGGCGACCATGTGCAGCAGCAGGAGCACCAAAAGTCCGCGCCTGCACAGAAAGAACGTGAAGGCCGTGAAGTTCTACTGGAGAAATATCTACAGAAGGTCGACCCAGACCATGCAAAGGCGGCCATCACGTCCTTTGAAGACCCCCACGGAATGTGCGAAATGTGTGACAAAGAGATGACGTTCAGTAATAACGAGGCCTTGTTTTTCTGCGATTCTTGCGGACACCAGGAATTCGTGCTGATTGATAGTGATAAGCCGAGTTACAAAGACCCGCCTCGTGAGGTCACGTATTACGCCTATAAACGCATCAACCATTTCAATGAGTGGCTCGCGCAATTCCAGGCCAAGGAAAGCACGGAAATTCCTGAGGATGTATTCCAGGCGATTCTGGAAGAGTTGAAGAAGGAGCGTATCACAAACGCCGAGAGTATTAAACCTGTAAAAGTGCGAGAAATCTTGAAAAAGCTCAAGTGCACGAACTTCTACGAGCATGTGCCCTATATTTTGAATCGCATCAATGGCAAGAATGCTCCCGTTATGTCTCGCGAAGTAGAGGAGAAGCTGCGATTCATGTTCAAGGAAATCCAGGGGTCATTCGTCAAACATTGCCCCAAGACCCGCAGTAATTTCTTGTCATATTCATATGTTCTTTATAAGTTCTGCGAGCTTCTCGAGTTGGACAATTATCTTCAGTGCTTCCCCCTTCTGAAAAACAGAGATAAACTATATAACCAGGACAAGATTTGGCAGCTCATCTGTAAGGATTTGAGTTGGGAGTTTATTCGGTCTATATAGACCAGTACAGAATTTAAATATGTTGATTTTTATTTAAACGGCGTATGTTATATTATATACAGATGGAGTTTGTATATTCAGAAGATTATAGCCCAATCGCTAACTGTGGAAAACAAACAAAAATGAAAATTGTAGGAAAATCTATTTATGTAACATTTGAAAGATTACTTAGTGCAACGGATATAACTACCAAAAATATACAAGTTAATCATATTCGCAAGCCATCTTATATGAGTTTGCTTGAAGATAGTAGATACGGTGGAGAACCTCAATATAAGGGACAGGGTCATTTTTCCATAATTGATAGTGTCCAATGTCACCCTAACTCATATATCGACATTCTAAATAAATTATTCCATATTCCTGATTTTTTTAGTTGTGAAAAAGTATTAAACTTGTCTGATAAAATTATTACTATATGGGAAGAAGGTTTAGAGATTAATAATACTTCACGGCTAAAGCACGAAAATGTATGTCATATCGGTGGTACTGGAGGTTGTGATATTCTTCCTATTCGTTTTTTCCTAGGGAGAAATAACATAAATTCTGTTGAAGGAACTGGTCGTATTATATTTAATAATGAAGATAGATATAAAATTTACATAAATGAATATAATATACCTATCTCCAATCGTAGTAAGACAAATACAGCGTTGACGTTTACTAATGAACAAGAGTATAAAAAGACTTTAGACTTTCTTATTGATAATTTATTTTCAAATAAGAAAACGAAAGAGCATTTATTGAATATTGGAGGGGACGTTCAATTAAATTCCACACCATTCTAATAAAATTGAACCACGCCAGCACACCTTTCATATAAGTCCCGCCAAAGACAAAAATGTCAGCAATTCACATTAAGAATCTAAAAGAAGGAAACCCTGAGAAGTTCGCAAATCTTGGAAAGCCCTGGGCAGATGAAGAAGTCGTCCAACTTCTTACAGAAATTCAGAAAAATCTGACGCATGCAGAAATTGCAGAAATTCACAAACGGACTACAGGATCTATCCTAGCAAGGCTAAAATCAATAGCGGCAGATTATCATTATAATGACAATCAGCCGATAGAGCAAATTATGAAATATACTGGATTGAGTCAAAGGGGAGTTCAGAAAGCAATTGCAAAGCGTGCGCCCGTTATTAAGTTAACAACTCCTCCTACTCCTTCTCCACTTGCGGCACCTGCTGCACCTGCCTCTTCCACCACACAAACAAAAGGCCTTACAAAGGAAGATTTCTATAATACGATGTTCGAGCTGCTCACAGTAGCAAAAGATATTCAGCGGATGATGAAGGATTTCCACGCAGATACCTTTGTCTCATAGCCCGCCTCACAAGAAAATCCCGAAATCCTTCGCCAGCCAATTTCTCTGGAATGCCCGTTGTTTTTGAAAGACTTCGTCTCCATACATATGCGCCCATATTTCCAGATACTGATAATCTTCTTGAGACATCTCATTTTCCCAAGAAGGTTTGTGCTTTAACAGGCGAACGCTGCTGTTCGGATTGCACTGAATCATAATTCTATCAATGTCATGACAAAAAATAACATCCTCTCCTTCATTATGTGCTAGCTCTTCGCGCAAAGGATATTTGAGCGCGAGCTCCTTTTTGACCACATAATATGTTCCAGAAACATACATGATTCGGCTGACTTTCGGCGATACTTTACAGTCATATGGCAAAAGAGTTTTATTTGAGAATCTCGGGTGTAAAAACTGGTTGAACAAGACATAATCTCGGAATCGTCGTCCATCCACCGTTTGAATAGGATTTATACAAAGTTGGAAAGAATCTCCGTAGCGTAAGAAACCTTCATACCATCCTTCCCGCAAAACAACGTAATCGTGCATCACAACAATATTCTCATATGCCGCCTCCTTGAAAATCAGATTCTTCTTCCTCGTAATCCATCCAGGCTTCACGCTCTCATCAAACGCCACCCTTTTACACCCTTCAATAGAAACACTGCCTCCAACAATAATAATCTCATATCTAGGAATGGCCTGTATCCGTATACTATCTACGATTTCTTTCAAGAACTGCTGGCTTCCTTCACTAGTAATAATACCGAATGTAAAAGGAATGCTCATGATATGAGTATGCCGCAAGGATTTAGACCCGTTTCGCCTGTGCCAACAAATATCTACTATATGAATAGCCATGGGGTATACAGAATTCGTGAAACATCTCCGATATAAATCCATGTATAAACCCAATGAAACATTCTGGGGAATCGGCATTGAAGAAGAGACATATTTACAATTCGCCAAGCCCTTGTATGTTGCCGCCCCAGTGATGCGCAATAACCACGCTGCAGAAAGATATAGTGTCAGATATTATACGACTTATAAACCGCAATACAAACAGGCATTTGAAAAACTCTTTCCAGACGCCTCTGGATTTTTCCCTGTGCCGTTTTTCTTGAATGCACACGCATTCAATAAGATGGATATGTCAGGGAATCATATTACCACATATGAAAAGAAGCCACGCCCGAATCCGAAATACAATGGGAAGACGTTTTTCCAGGAGCTATACTCTTTTACACCATCCTATTATTGCTGCCGGCCTCGCAAATTTTCCAAGATATTTGACAAAACCTGTATTTTCGACGGAGATTCCATTGAATTCATGACCCAGGATTTCTATAAAACAACAGCAAGTCGCGTTGTCCGTGAATTGGTAAAATCCAAAGAATATTTCCTGGATACGGTAAATACGTTTTTGAAACAACGTGGGGTTTATACGGATAAGGGACTGCTGGAATTTCCAAAAGAAAATCCTGGATTCGTCGTGCATTTCACAAATCCCAAGAATATTGCCATGTTCAATAACGGCACCTACCATATCAATATCACTCTTCCAACGGCCTTGGGCGAATTGGATAAAAATCGTCTTCCTAAGCTTCTAGACTACACAAAATTCAAAGAAGACCATCGCAAGTATATACGTCTGATTCAATGGCTAGAGCCCTTCATAATTGCTGAATTCGGAACGAGTGACCCCTTGTCGGCTGTGTCAAAGGAGTATTCACGGGGATCGCAGAGATGTGCCGTTTCTCGGTACATTGGCGTATGTACCTTTGACACAAACGCCATGCCCGTTGGCAAAATCGTCACCGTTCCTGTGAAAGATATTCGGGGAAGTGGTACAGATTTCTGGTGGTATAAGAAATACCACGCAACGAGTGGATACAATATGCTGGAGGAGCTGGGTATGGATATCAGTTATCGCAAGCATTACAATCACGGAGTGGAAATCAGATTTTTGGATTGGTTTCCAGAAAGTCGGCTGAAAGAGTTGCTAGAATTCTACGTATATTTGGCGGATTTATCCTTGGATGTCGGGGTCAAGTTGCCTGAAGAGCCGATTTTGAACGAGGCCTATAATAATTTACTAGTGGCGATGTTACAAGAAGGCAAGGAGTTCTCTGTACCTGCAAATACGGTCGCCCTATATGAGAAAGTTCTGGGAATAGAGATAAAGACTAGCCGGCCAAATATGACGCGTTTGTATGAGGTGATTGGACGCGAGATGAGGCGGAAATATCATGGGGGTCTGTGTGCTCGTCTGATGCTTTGATTTTCCAAAAATTGAGTTTCCGAGCCTGTGTAAAAGGAAGTCCCTTTACACCGTATAATGACCCTTGAATTGATTGTCGGTCCAATGTTTTCTGGAAAGTCTTCGGCTGTTCTACAGCGGGTTCGGCGCGCAAAGGCGATTGGGCGAGATGTATTCATTGTAACGTGTATGTTGGATACACGTTATAATGAAGACGGGTGTGCCGTGAAGACACACGATTTAGACGGAGTGGCAGCACATGGACTAGGTGTAGGCGAGTTGTCCAAGATATTTGCCTCTGACGCATATGCGTGCCCCCTAATCATCATTGAAGAGGCACAGTTCTTTGCCGGTCTCTATGATGTTGTATTGAGGGCAGTGGAGACGGATAACAAGGATGTGATTGTCGTCGGGTTAGACGGAGATTCCGATAGGAAGCCGTTTGGGGATATTTTGAGACTGGTTCCTTTGGCGGATGCAGTGACGCGTCTGACTGCCTTGTGTAAAAGATGTGGTGATGGGACTGTGGCGTTGTTCTCTGCATTAGTTTCGGAGAAGGAAGGGAAGTCGGAGCAAATATATGTCGGCGGAGCCGACAAGTATTTGCCAATGTGTCGTAAACATTATTTGGAGAATAGTTCGCTGTCCGTTTAACGAGCCATGGGGAAGCCGACCAGGTTCGCGCCAATGCCGAAGCCCGCACCCTGGCGCGCCGTCACGCCGATGGAGGGGGAGAAGATGTCCAGCACCGCGAACACCGCCGCCGCCGCGATGGTCACCGTGAGAATCTCGTCGAGGGGCAGGGGCTTCCGGGGGATGAACACAAGCGCGAGCGCAACCGCCACGCCCTCCACGACATACTTGATAACACGGGTGAGGAGATCATTCATGTCCATCTTACCTTATATTTCTTCTATAGATTTTTTAAACGATAAACCCGGTCTAAAGTTATCGGAAAGATTCCAATAGAAATGAGCAAGCCTGTCGCCGAGCCCGAGGAGGATTTTCTGACGGAGGACCCTGAGATTTCCAGCCAGAAGGTTGTTCTCATTAGTTTCCTCAGCCCCGAGAAGATTTTGGCGAACAAGGACCTTTTCTTTTTCCAGAATTTCCTGAAGGACTACGAGCTGCAGTGGAAGACCTCCAAGCTGGAGGCCTGGATGGCCGAGCAGCTCCAGGCGGTGAATACAAAGTTGGAGAATATTGCCGGTAACCTGAGTAAGTTGGCGCCCACCGTGGATCTGAGCGGTTGTTCCGTAGTTGCGGATTCCGTTGCCGATGTGCATAATTCTCTCCTGCGTGTGGACAAGTTCGTGGAGGATTTCCAGCAGCACTGCCGCAAGAATTTACGCGAGATTTCCCAGAGCACGGTGAAGCAGGAGTATGAGGATTTCCTCTTCAAGAACTCGACGGCTCTGGAGGAGGAGTTCTTCAAGCAGAACGAGTTCCGGACCACCATTCGTGGAATTAAGGTCCGGGGTGTTTTCGCCTCTGAGGCAGAGGCGGGGGTGCGCGCAAAGAAGCTGCAGCGCTCTGACCCGAATTTCAACATCTACATGGGCTCCATGGGTAAGTGGATGGCGTGGGAGCCTGAGCCGAGCAAGGTGGGGGAGCAGGAGTATGCCAACGAGCAGCTGAACACTCTCATGAAGAAGTATCGCGAGAACGAGGATGCGCGCGACACCTTTTACAATGAGCAAAAGACGAAGCGGGTGGGGACGGCACGGACGCGCGATTCTGCCGCGGATTCCACGAATATCGCGGAGTCGCAGCAAGAAACGCCCGCGCCCGAGGCAGGCAGCTCCTATGATGCAATGTTCTCTGGCCCGGCCGACCTGGCCATTCAGCGGAAGATGGAGAAGAAGCAGTAAATAGGTATATAATAGACCCATTTCATTTACGATTCCGAATTTCCGAATCACAAATGGAATATACGATATACAACGAGTTACTCATCGCCCTCGGGAACTGCCTCAGGATAACGCGTCGCCACATTCTGGCATTTATTATGTTGGCAGAATTGACCCTCGCCGCACGTCATGCCTGCACAATCCAGGTCACGGAAGCCAGAAATGCTAGCAGGGAAATACTCAGGCGCCGCCGCCTTCAGAATAGGAAGAAGAGCAACGGCCACAAGTAAACCGATAATTGCATACCAGGTTACTTTGCGTATAGAAAGCCTCGCCATATCTACTCTAACACCCTCTTTAATAATAAGGCACAGGGGCACCAGGAGCCAGCATATCTACAGGCTCCTTTTCTTCCACCACCACCTTCTCCGTTTTTGCGCAAAATCCATTCAAGCACTTCAAATCCCCGCCACACGGCATATCCACCCCGCACGCATTCATGCTGCTGCCGCCGGAATAAAAGCCCTCGGCTACAGGAGACCGTAAGAACACTAGGACAAGACCGAGGACAAATATAAGACCCAAGGCCAAGCACAAATCTTTCATACATACACCCTTTGCCATTTACTACTCTATTGTGTAGGATATTTGCGAACTTGAATCATGGGTCCCTTCAGGCGTTTTGCGGCGGTGGCGTCGTACTCATTGGACTCTTCCCCGTCTTTTTCCTTGTAATTTGCCATGGCGTGGTCCCAGAATTCTTGCGCACCAATACGGAATTCGCCGTGCATCTGTGCCTTATACCAAAACACCGTATCTTCCAGCTTATTGCTCTGCGAATTATTGTTCATCACAATACATTCGTAATTCTGCGTACATTGGTCCATCACTTGACAGAAGAACTCAAAGCTCGGGAAGGCACTCCCGAAATTCTCAAAAATGCGTTTCCTGTTGGTAACATATGGCTCTCTCAGAATAAAGCAATAATCCACGTTGGTGCGCAACATCGGAGGAATGCCCAGAGGATATTGCATAGTAATCAAAAAGAACACTTTCAGCCAACGCCCGTTCAAGAAAAGATACCGGATATTTCTATCGTGTAGCCAGCTGTCGTCATATAGACAGTCGTCCATAATCAAGAAGCTGCGAGGGTCTGTGCGACCCGCCCCATACGCCTCAATCTCCTTTTGCACCTTCGCCATAATCAGCTTCTGGCGCTTACAGAAATTGGCAATAATCACGGGACTGTAATCTCCATGAATGAACAACGGAGGAATGAGTTTCTTATAGAACTGATTGGACTCTTCTGTACCACTAATCACCGTGCCCAGAGGCATTTCTTGATGGTGAAAGAGCAAATCGCGCACAAGGGTTGACTTACCCGTACGACGCCGCCCAATAAAAACACATACGGCGTCTTGCGGAATCATTTTCATGTCGAACTTCCGGATACCAACATTTAAGGCGGCACCAGCGTCCGTCATTCTTTGTATTCAGAGAATGGAAAATTCTTACCCTAAAAATGCGTGTTATATCCGCCTTTCAAACCCCGATGACCGGTTAGAATGGATCCCTGTTTAAACCAACCAATTCCAGTATCGCTCCCATTCTGGAGAAAGTATTCCAAGGTCCCAGATATTCCTGGCTATACAGATGTATCTTCTCTTACACCGATTGTTGGAAAGTTTCTGGGATCTATTCCAGATTCCGAAGGACAACTGAATTCAGACCAGATGTTTGTAAAAGTGGTGGATTTTGAAGGGAGCAGGGAATGTCTGATTGAGACGGTTGGAAAGGCAGAAAAGGCAGACAAGAAGAAGACCAAGGCATTTTGCAAGGTTTCCCATTTACTCGACCCTGTCATGAGTATTAAGAATTATTACGACCATGTGGAAAAGGGTCAGCGTCGTCGCTTGTATAAGTTGAATAATCCTATGAATCAGGCGTATATAGATACGCTGGCCAATTATTTGCTGGGACAACTTCGTGAGAGAAATGTAAGCCCGCATTTTTGCCAGTTTTACGGTGGCTGGAAAGCCACGGCGGCCAAGTATCGGTTCAATATTACGGACGAGTTTGAAAGTTACAGGAGATACAAGGATTTCTGGAATAGAAAAAGGGAAGGAAAGTTTACCTTACACGTTGAAAAGGATGATTCATCGGATTCTGATTCTGACTCATCGGACTGCTCTGAAAAACTCTTCGGAACACCGAGAAGCTCTCTGCGCTCGACGCCATTCTCATATTCCTCGTCGGCAAGCCATAGAAGCTCGGCCAAAAGCCATATTTCTCTTTCTGCAGAAGGCGAAGGCGAAGGCCAAGGCCAAGCGCAAACGCAAGCTCCAACAACTGTGTTAGAGGAATTGGAAAGTGTTTCCACGTTTGGAACTAGGAAAACGAGTGTTTCTTCTGACAGCTCTGGGTCGTCTGACGACTCTGGGTCTTCTGATGATTCTGACGAATCTGATAACTCATATTCCGTATTCGTTGAGCTGAAATCGTATCCCGTGATGATGATATTCCAAGAAGAAGCCGACGGAGTTCTAGACGACCTCCTGGAAGACGACGAGGCGGTCGGTGCGCCTCAAGGAAGCGCAGAATGGGAGGCGCGCTGGACAGCGTGGACATTCCAAGTTATCGCGGCACTCTGTGCAGCCCAAGGAGTCCTCGGATTTACACACAATGATTTACACACGAATAACATTGTCTGGACGGCCACGGACGATTCATGGCTGTTCTATAAATCCCGCGATGGGACTGTATGGCGCGTTCCCACATATGGGCGGATTCTGCGTCTCATTGATTTCGGCCGCGCCATATTCCGTGTAGGGGAGGAGTGGTTCATCAGCGACGACTATGAGAGCGGAGGAGATGCAGAGGGTCAGTATAATTTCGGGAGAATACAGAGGGAAAGAAACCCCGCCATATATCCTAATCCCTCGTTTGACTTGTGCCGATATGCGGTGAGTATAATGGAAGCCCTCTTTCCAGAAATGCCCATTGAAAATCTGGAAGGGACGATTCTATCGCAGGAAGGTAACTGGCTCGTAAGAGAGACAGAATCCCCGCTCTGGAATCTGCTATGGTCGTGGTTGCTGGACAAGGACGGTAAAAACGTTCTTAGAGAAGAAAATGGAGACGAGAGATTCCCTGATTTTGACTTGTACCAACATATCACGGAGAATGTTACAAACGTGAAACCTCAAGACCAGCTACGTCGCCCTATATTCTCCTCTTACACAGTGCCGGCGAAGTCGGTAGGAGATTGGGAGACTATTTATCCTTTGTTTTGTTAGGGCAGAGTGAATCCAATAGCATTTTTGTATCACTGTACGAAAGATTCTCAAAAGTCACATTTTTATTATCATCACAGTGGTACGTTTCCTTCAGTTCTTCTACAAATATCTTGAACGAGTTCTTTTTTTGTTCAAGACACTTTAATAAATGATTCTTTCTAATAATCATATGATTGTCGTTGGATAATAATACCATGCTATGTGTATATATTCTAATCATATCGGGTTAAAATGTCCGTTGCTCTAAATTAAGAATCCTTCGGATCCTTAATTTATAGTTTTGCGAAATAATAATTTAGAAGCGAGCAGGACCTGTTTGTAGCTCTACATCGGCGTTTGCAGTTGCTTGCGACGAGGCCATAGAAGATAATGCCGTTGACGCAGCCGTTTGGCTTGAAGAAAGCAGATTCTGAACCGTATCGGGTATGAACATATATATCACTGCTGTTAGAAATGCGCCAATACAAAAATCACGGATAACGGGTTTGGTATTAAATTGTTCATGTTTTGTGCTATATTGTTGAAAGGCACTTGCTGCCGCAATGACGGTTCCTCCAATCAGGATAGCTATCCAAAATCCGGGTTGAGAGGTGTCCATCGTTCTAAGGCGCAGTGATTTTTATCTATAGAATGTAAAACGCGGGTTTAGTTACATAAGGACTTCATCGGAATCCATCGGGAGAACCTCGTCCATAATTAACACGGAATCTATGGCATCGTCGTCGTCCTCTTCGCCAGCGAACGGAATATCCTGTATCTCATTATTCTCTAAGTTGTCGGAGTCAAACATAACGTGTTGATTGGAAAATGTTACGGACGGTTTTGTATCTATGTAAATCATTGGGACTTGGGCTGCTTGTGCTGCTTGTGCTGCTTGTGCTGCTTGTGCTGGTTGTGCTGGTTGAGGTAAAGGCTCTGGCTCTGGCTCCTTTGTAGGCTCAGGCGCAGACTCAGTCGCAGGCTCAGTCGCAGGCTCGGTGGCAGGCTCAGGCGCAGACTCAGTCGCAGGCTCGGTGGCAGCCTCGCTTGCAGGCTCGGTGGCAGCATTGCTTAGAGCGTCGACAGCAGCCTCGACTGCAGGCTCGGGCTCCTTTGTAGTCTCACCCGAAGCCGCAAGGCTAGAGGGCACTGTGGCAAGACTAGAAGCCTCAGGCGACGCCGCAAGGCTAGAAGCCTTCTCCTCATCATCCTGCTCTTCCCCATCATCCTCCTCACCTTCATTATCATACAAATACTCGCGCAGAATGGACTTTACAGGCAATAAGCCACGAATACCCTGTAACACAGATTCCTGGAGAAGAGAAGAAACCTGGCGCAAATTCTTTTGCTTCTCAATGCTATTCGTCTCTGCAAACAAGAAGGCATTCGTCCACAGAGTTCTCGCGGAATCCGATAAGACACGGTGTAAAAAATGCTCTATCTTGGGAATGGTTATCTGTAGTTTCTTCTGCTTGGTCGTAACGCGAATCGCCGACAAGACTTTCGTGTGCGCAATAAAAACGGCCGTCAGAAGCTCCTCCAGATAATCACACTTACAGTCCTTCTGAATTTTGTCAGTTTCACGGGCTACCTTGTCCTGATTCCAATCCGGGATAGATTGAAGAGAAGTCTGGAAATGCCAGAGCACCTTATTTGCCGCCGGCGACGATGTCTTTGCCTCTTCCAGCAGCTCTAGGAAATAAGTCTCTAAGCACGGCACCAGGAAAACACACAGCTGCCTAGTGTATTCTCCTTTTGCCTCACCATATACAGAAATATCTGAAGCATCCATTATTCTATGTTTCCTTCTGTTCATTTATATTCGTATTAACCGCAGCAGCAGCCAAATTCTTCAAATGAAACAAATGCGCCCATGCGGAAGAGCCAGAGCCAACTTGCTTCAACGCAAACAACGCCTCCTTCCACAACGGCCCTTTCAAGAATTCTTGTATGTGTAAAATGGGTTGTTGGGAAGACAAGTACAAATCACGAATAGACATCGTCTTATCACCGCATATAGATTCCACTTCTCCCACTTTTGCCACCTGCATCTGTTTCCGAAACGACAGTAAATTGCTACATTGTTTCCATTCACATCTGGATTGGATAGCGGGGGTAATACGCTGAGGGTCGCGGCATTCTAGGATACATTGAACGGGCTGAGAAACCGTTTCCAGAATTCTTCGGAGAAATGCCTGTGCTTCAGGAGTCAGATCATCGGCGCCTTCTATCCACACAAAAAGCGGCTCTTGACTACGCACCTGTCTGTGCAGAGATTCACGGCCTTCTCTCAGCGTTCTATCCGTTCTTGCATTCCAATGGTATAATTTATGCCTGGATTGCTTTACTTGAGAAAGAATCCACGTTGTTTTTCCACAACCTGGAGGTCCATATACTAACCACGCCGGCTGAGGCATCTTCGCTATAACTGTGTAAAAGGGTGTATTTAGACCTACTGCTTCTGCTGCAGGTGGTTCTTGGGCATGGGATATTCCCCAGTAGAAAAGATATACGGCAAGAAAAACCAGGGGTCTCCAAAACGGTCGTGGGGGTAAATAATCGTCGCCGTTTCAGGCGTTAAAAAACGCTTGAATACACATTGGTCGTGTCCATTTATATTAGTGCTGATTTCGGTGGAGAATTGGGTTGCACATATGCGCCAGGCATTCTTATCACCTGCTAGCACAGTTCCTCCAATTATATTTGCTATATCGAGACATGTCATTTTGCCTGGAATTATGTATTTTGGGGTATATTCAAATGAACCAGGGCGACCTGGCTCGCGAAAACAACCTATATCGCACCATACGTAGATAAGTGCTTCATGTAAGCGCATTGCTTCCATTACAAATTCGGGCTTTGTTGCCCAGACTGCATGTAACTCAGGAGAATGTATGTCGCGCTGATCGTCTGTTAAATGCCACGTTCGCCACTTTTCCATCTGCTCGGCAGACATCATTGGGAAAGAGGAGAATTCACGGATTACTAGTCTAACATTGGAACCTGCCAGGTTTCTGAATTCGGCTTCCATTTCTAGGGGACAAAAACATATTACGGGGGCTGTTACGGTTTGAAAGAAATTCGTATACCAGATTCTATACTCTCCTGTCCTATGTTTTGATTTAGTGAGTGGATAATAGGCAGTTACTATACAAGTCATCTGGGCTATTAGATATATGTGAGTTTTAGACCAAACATTATCTAAAGCTAACATTATTATAATATAGTAAATATGGGTGCTTCTACTTCTTTTCTGAGAAAACCCGTAGATTCCAGCAGTTGGGAGAGTGTGTTAGAGGAAGGTGTGAGGTTGGAGAAGGCGTTTGTGGATACGGTGAATAAGGATAAAAGGCAAATGATTTATAGGCAATGGTTTACTATAAAACAATGGCTGTATGTCATGGCGGGAGATAATACGGAGAAGGTGGCGTTCGTCGGATTATTGGATGAAACCTTTCAGCGATATAATAAAACTTCTATGTATCCTATATTCGAAGAGCCATTTTTAGACTAAATGAAAAAGGGATAACCGGCTTTTTGGATAAAACTAAAATATGGGGGATTATTAAAGATGGACGATTTGTATGCGGCAGGAGGAGGAGTGAGCCAGCAACGTATGACATATCAAAGCCAGGCCAGTAGTTACTTCCCTGAAAGCCAAGTTCCTGAAGGGGTAGTTGAAGCTTATAAAGGATTAAAAGGATTACCACGTAAATATAGAAAAGAATTTAGGAGATTATTTAGACAAAAATTATCTGAAGATATTACGGGTAAATACAATCATTTAATCAGGCTAATTTGTGAGCCTAATCAGGCTAAAGTTTCAAAGGACTATATATCTTCACATGGCTTTACCATATTAACATATGATTATATGACTGGAAATCGTGCAGGAATTGCTGCAAAAGAAATCAGACTTCCACCAAATGTATATTTAGTTGAAGCAGGAATTGTTGATGAAAGTATTGTAGTTACTATAGACGATTATTTTGTTAATTTATTTATCAGCCCAGATAAAATAAAAGAACATTTATTCGATACTAGGACTTCAAAGACTTATCCATCAACGCCGATGTTTTATTTTTATGACGAGGGAGAGACTGATGATTTTGATGCTAAATTTTCTAAAGTTTTACCTAAGTTTTTTAAAGAGTGTATCTTACGTGGTGATTATACATCAATTATTCAATTTGCGGAACGTGTATATGAAAAGATGGAAGAAGAGAATATACCTATATATATAAATAAACTTAAAATAAAACTTGAGATGTATGAAAGTGTTGTTAAGAATGTGTATATGTATTCTCCTGGCGATATAGTTTATGAAAGACTATTATCTGCAATAGGAAACGATGGTGTAAAAGAGGAATGGTCATGTATTAAAAATAATGAAGGAGACACAAATTTTCTACATGATAAAGAAAAATACCCATATAGTTCTGATATGTTAGAGCGTGGTAATACCGCCGGAGCAACATATGAACAAATAATTCGTTTCGCCCAAACTAAGGCTACAGAAGACAAACCAATTATTATTTTCGTATCATCGTGTGCTGTGCCTGACACTTCAGTACTAAGGCCAGAACAAGAGAGAATGCTTTATGAAATAGAGAAATATCAAACTTTAAAACAATTAGAGTTTTCAGCAATAAGAAAAACGGCTAGTGGAGTTGATGGTGTAAAACGTGAAGTTCCTTCATCAAAGTATCCGTTTAATTGGTATTGGGATGGAACATCAATAACTAAGGCAGGTGAAGATTTTGATACAACTATGCATAATAGGAAGAGCCTTGTGACATCACAGCCTGAAAAAGAAATACTACATGTTATGGGCGATTCGGGTATTTGGAAAAAATACCCAGATAATGTGGCAGGTCCAAAGGAAGGAGAATATGCCAAATATGTTTGGTTTAAGGAAGAAGGGGCAGGAGGTGCAAACGCAGCTCCAAAGGAAGGGGCAGGAGGTGTAAACGCAGCTCCAAAGGAAG